CGCTGACAGACACACACAGCAGCCAGACGCCCAAAAGACCCCGTTTTTCCTTGCCCTCGCGCCGTTTCCCGCGCGCGGGGAGAAAGTGGTCTCGCGGTCGAGATCGGACGCCCCTTCATGCCCCGAGACCACACGAGCTACCCGGACGCGCTGCGGCCGCCGGCGCGCGTGAAGACGCAGTGGGCACGCCGCGCTAAGGCGATCGCTGACCGCGGCTACACAGCTCGCTGGACCGCGTTCTGGAAGCGCACCGCGCTTGCGGCACGCAGGCAGCCCGGCTGGAAGGACTCAGACGTCCATCTGGTCGCCGAGTACGTACGTCGTTGCCGCCTGGCGGAGCTGCATGTCGAGGAAGCCGAAGCCGATCCCTATCCCGCCAACCCGGACTCAGGGTTCCTACGGCCGCATCCGGGATGGGAACGCTCCCTTGGCGAAGCGCGCGAGGCGCGCGCGATCGCCGCGGCGCTCGGTCTGCTGCCGTCGACACGTCGCGCGGCCGCGATCGACGTTCCCAAGATCGACAACCCGCGCTCCGCCGGCAAGGCATCGCAGCCGGAGAACGGCGGCTGGATCGACAACCAGCGCGGCGCGGATGGCCAACCGCTCTAGGCGGCTGCCGCCCGGCGTTCGCCTGCCGCAGTGGTCACCCGCCAACGAGACGCTCGAGCACTTCGAGCGCTTCGCGCACTCGCTGTGGGTCCCTGGCGCCGGTGAGCGCCTGCGGTTGCGCTCGTTTCAGCTGTGCAAGCTGGAGGACTACTTCGCCGGCGACCCCGTCGACCCGGAGTTCTTCTCCCACCTCTGGCTGGAGCCGACGGGGCAGGGCAAATCGGGGCTCCTCGGTGCGGTGGCGCTTCACCACAGCACCTACTGCGTACCGCGCCCGCGCGTGTTCGTCATCGGCGGCACGTTCTCCCAAGCGCGCAACACGACCGACGCGGCGGCCGGGTTCGTCTTCGAGGCCAAGGCGCACCGCGAGCTGCTAGGCGCGTGGTGGGATCCGCAGGAGCACTCCGGTGGCCGGCTGCTGCCGCTATGGCTGGATGACGTGGATGTCGGCATCTTCGCGCGCTCCGCTGGCCGCACGCGCGAGGCCGCCGGCGGCGCGAGCGTGGAAGGCAAGAACCCGACGCTCATCCTGGTCGAGGAGAAGCACCGCCACGCCGACGGCGGAGCTGCCGTCAACACGCTGATCACCAAGACGATCAAGGCGGCCGCCGTCGGCCGCGCCGTGAAGGTCGTGACCGTCACGACCGCAGGCACCGACCGCAAAAGCGCGCTTGGCCGCGACATTGCCAGGGTCACCGACGAGCTGGCCGGCGCGAAGGTGCAGCGCGGGCTGCGCCCGGGCGAGTACTACACCCGCGCGATCGACGCCGACGGCGACACCGTCGCGCACATGTGGGAGGTGCCGGAGCAGATCTCGCCGCCCAGCGACGACTCCGACACCGCCGCACTGGAAGAGTTCCTCGGGCACGTCAAGCGCGCAAACCCCGCCGAGTGGATCACGGTCAAGGGCCTCAAACGGATCTGGCGGTCGATGAACCGCCACGGGCGCTGGATGTTCCTGCGCCAGAACGCCAACCAGTGGGTCGCGACCGGCTTCGCCGCAATCGACCGCGGCCAGTGGGCGCACCTGAAGGTCAACGAACTGGAGATCCCCGCCGGCAAGGGCGTGCGCGTATTCGTCGGCCTGGACCGGGCGTCAAAGTGGGACAGCACCGCGATCGTTCCCGTCTGGAAGCCTAAGGACGGCGGCCGCATACGCGTCGCCGGCGCCACTATCCTGGAGTCACCGCGCAACGGCAAGCGCCGACGCACACGCGAGGTCGGCGAGCTGCTGGAGACGATGCGGCTGCGCTGGCCGGACATGGTGATCGTCTTCGATCGCAACCAAGGAGGCGGCGACGTCGCCGAGGAGCTCGAGGAAGAGCACGGCCTGACGATCATCGACCACGACCAGGGGCAGGCGTTCGACCTCGCGTCGATGCGCCTGGCCGAGTACGTCGAACAGGCCAAGCTCGAGCACGACGGCAACGCCAAGCTGTCTGCGCACGTGCTCGCCGCAGTCCTGCGCGAGACGTCGGGCGGGAAGCGCTGGCGCGGAGAAGCGCCCGATGACGAGACCCAGATCGATGGGTTCGACGCGCTCGCGATGGCGCTGCACATGGCGAGCACCGCCGACGACGACAAGCCCTTCAACCTCGCGGACTACCGGATCGGAGTGCTATGACCACCACCACGATCTGCGTCACCGTCCTGTGCCTCGCCGCCGTCGCCGCATGGCTGATCCGCTCCAACTGCAAGGACCAGAACGCGATACGACGGCTGGGCGTGGATCGCCAGGCGGCCGCCGAGGCGTCTACCAGCGAGCTCGCCGACGCGGTTCGCGCCGTCAGACGTGTCGCTGAGCGCTTGGCACCCGCGCCGACGCGGACGGGCAGGCCCACGACGATCCACACGCACGACCACCTCACGATCACAGGCGTCGTGCTCGACGAATACGAGGACCGCACGCGCCTGACGGATGCGCGCCTGGTCACAAGCGCCGGCGAGCAGCCGGTGCCCGGCGGCGTGGCGACGATCCTGAAGGCCAACGAGTCCTGGCGCCAGGAGCACGGCGGCTGATGGGCGTCATGTACGACATGGATCTCGGCCCGATCGAGATCGCGCCCGGGCGCGGAGACCTGCGGTTCAGCTCGCGGCCCGCCTACGCAGCATGGACACCGTCAACGGTCGCGCTGACTCATCGCCGAGTCAGCTACGCGCAGATCTTCGCGACCCAGCCGATGATCGCCGCAGCGGTCATGCGCCTGCTCAGCTGGAGCGTGCGCGTCCCGCTGAAGGTCTATCGCCGCACCGGTGAGGACTCTCGCGAGCGCCTGAGGCCCGGCGACCATGTGCTCGCCGACGCGATCGCGACACCATGGGAGCGCGGCACGACAGCGCAGCTGGTCATGAGCCTGCTCGGCCCGCTGCTCGTGCACGGCAACGCGCTGGACGCGATCGACGAGGGCGCCGGCGGCGCGATCCGCTTCCTGCCGGCCGACTACCGGTTCGCGCGCCCGATCATGCCGTGGCGCGACACGATCGCCGGCTGGGAACTGGACATCGACCACCCCGACACGCACCGCAGCATCAGCGTCGACGACATGCTGCACGTGACCTGGTGGTCGCCGCTGGGCCCGCTCGGCGTCAGCCCGCTGCAGCAGCTCGGCGTGACACTGAACATCGAGGACGCCGCCCAGCGCCACCAGCAGTCGATGCTGCGAAACGGCGCCCGCCCTCCCTCGGCGATCATCGCCAGCCCGGACTTCATCGCCCAGGAAGACGACTTCAAACGCACGATGATGGACCAGCTGCGTGCCGACATCACGCAGCTGTACTCAGGTCCGGAGAACTCCGGCCGGCCCGCGCTCCTGCCACCAGGCCTGGACTGGAAGCAGGTCGGACACACCGCTGTCGAGGCTGAGCTGATCAGCCAGCGTCTCGTCGCCCGCGAGGAGATCGGCGCCGTCTACCACCTGCCGCCGGGCGTACTCGGCCTGCACCTCGACAAGGGCACGACCCTCCCCGAGCAGCGCCAGATGGCGTACATGGACGGGCTCGCACCACCGCTCATCCTGATCGAGCAGATCATCAACGCCCAGCTGATCCAGGCGCTGCTGCGCGAGAACGACATCTTCGTCGAGCACGACTTCGCGGGAATCCTGCGCGGCGACCGCCTCAAGGAGGTCGAAGCGATCCGCGGATCCATCGCGAGCGCGCTCATGACCCCCAACGAGGGCCGCTCGACGCTGAATCTCCCGCGCTCCGACCAGGCGGGCATGAACGACTTCTACCTGCCACGCAACAACCTCTGGCCGCTCTCCGTGCCCTACCCGCAGAACGGCATGGGCGCAGACGCCAACGCGGCGCCCGACGGCGCTGCCATCTAGCACCCGCGCGACCGCGCGACCAACCGACCCCCAGGAGGTCCAGATGCCGGATTCCTCGCGGACCGCTGCCCGCGACCTGTACACGCAGGCCGCTGTCGCCGGGGTCGCACCGCTGATGCTCGGCTGCTCACCCTGGGCTGTGCGCGGCGACATGCTGCCGCGTCTGGCTGCCGCGGCCGCGCTGCCGATCCTCGCGGGGTTCACGACCAGCGCCGCCGCACCGACCGATCAGCCGATCAGCGGCGGCGTCGCAGTGATCCCGCTGACCGGCATCATCACCCCGCAGGGCTCCTGGATGAGCTTCCTGTTCGGCGGCGCGCCCGGCGGACTGGCCGCGTTCATGGAGGCCTTCGACGCCGCCATCAACTCGCCGGACGTCACCGCGATCGTGATAGACGTCGACTCACCAGGCGGCCTGTGCGACATGGTTCCCGAGACCGCCGCGGAGATCCGCGAAGCACGCGGCAGCAAACCGATCGTCGCGATCGCCGACACCATGATGTGCTCGGCCGCGTACTGGATCGCTTCCCAGGCCGACGAGATCGTCGCGACACCCAGCGGCTACGCCGGCTCGGTCGGCGTCTATCGCGTGCACGAGGACTGGTCGCGCTGGAACACAGAGGCCGGCATCGCCGTCACGTACGTGCATGCCGGCCAGTACAAGGTCGAGGGCAACCCCGACGAGCCGCTGGACCAGGAAGCGCGCGACCAGTGGCAGTCCGACGTCGACGACATCTACGCGATGTTCGTTGCCGACGTCGCGCAGGCGCGCGGTATCAGCACCGACGATGTCATCGCCAACTATGGCGAGGGCCGCACCCTTAACGCGCAGCGTGCGCTGGACGCCGGCGTCATCGATCGCATCGGGACCTACGAGGACGTCGTAGGTGCCCTGATCGGGGGCCGCACAGGCACCGCAGCGAGCGCTGCGACCGCGAGACCGCGGCGCATCACCGCCGCGAAGCCCCGGCCAACCGGCACCGCCACTCAAAACGAACTGCGCGCCGAGCTCGGCCTCCCGAGCATCGACAAACCAGCTGGTCAAGACACCGATGCGGGCAAGCCGGCCGAGATGAGCGATGAGCAGCGCGAGATCCGCGCCGCCCAGCTCCTCGCCGACGACTGACCCGCTCGCACCCCTGCTTCGCCCCGACGGGGCGGCGAAATCGCGGCCAACGGGCCGCAAACCCATGCCCCACCAAGGAGGGCGAAACACACCATGCCAGCCACAGCGACCCCCACGCTCAAGGACCGCCTGAAGGAGGTCCGCGAGAGCCTGTCCGCGCTGCGCGACACGCGCGCCGCGGCGCTCATCGAGCGTGACGCCGCCAAGAAGTCCTTCGCGGGCGCCACCGACATCAGCAAGGACTCGCCGGAATTCCTGGCGGCCAAGGAAGCCGTCCGCAAGGTCGGTGAGACGGAGGACAAGATCACCGACCTCAAGGAGGTCGAGGTCGGCATCCTTGAGATGCTCGGCCAGCACGACGAGATCGCCACCGCCACCAAGGCCGCCGGCAGCGACGAGAGCCGCGAGCAGCATGGCTGGAACGCCGCGCGCCTGCTGCAGGGCGAGGACATCCGCCGTCAGCTCGCGCACGCCGCCACCACCCAGGAGCGCGTCGGACCGATCCGCCTCGGCGAGGTCGCGAGCCGCGAGACGCTCGCCGCCGACATCGCGCCGACCTCCAACCAGCGGCGCGGCGACTACTACGGCATCGTGCCGCAGCTGCTGCGCCCGCTGACGATCCTCGACATCCTGCCGACCGCCACGATGAACGGCAACCTCCTGCCGTACACCGTCGAGTCCGGGTCGTTCCTGGCCGCGGAGACCGCTGAGGGCTCCACCAAGCCCGAGGACAGCGTCATCTACACCGACGCGTCGGCGCAGGCGCAGACGATCGCGGCGTGGATGAAGATCCGCAAGCAGGCCCTGGAGGACGTCCAGGCGATGCAGGGCATCATCGACAACCGCCTGCGCTACTCCGTGCGTCGCCGCCTCGAGGCCCAGGTCCTCAACGGCAACGGCAGCGACCCGAACCTGCGCGGCATCCTTCAGACCAGCGGGATCGGCGCCGTCGCGTTTGACGCCGGCGAGCTCGTCGCCGACCAGATCCTGTCCGGCATCACGCTCGTTCTGCTCGCCGACGCAATGGCGGACGGCATCGCTCTGCACCCGACCGACTGGCAGACCGTTCTGAAGGCCAAAGCCAGCGGCGACGGGCACTACTTCTCCGGCGGCCCGTTCACGATGACGCCGCAGGTGATGTGGGGAATCCCGCTGATCCCATCCAAGGCGATCCCTGTCGGACACTCGCTCGTCGGCGACTACTCGATCGGCGCGACGCTGTTCATCCGCACCGGCGTCAGCGTCTCGCTGTCGGACTCCGACCAGGACGACTTCATCAGGAACCGCATGACGTTGCTCGGTGAGATGCGCGCCGCGCTGGCCGTGTTCCGGCCGTCCGCGTTCGTCGACGTCGACCTCAGCGCCGCGCCGTGAGCCCGCTCGACAGGCAGGGCAACTACTTCCCGGGCGACGTCGCTCGCCCGGACGCCGCGTTCGCATCCGCGACGAAGACAACGTCCGGCAACGACACGGCCTTCAACACCAACCAGGCCAAGTCGCTGGAGGCGTTCCTCACCGTCACCGCGGCGTCAGGAACAACCCCCACGCTCGACGTGCGCCTGGAGACCTCGGTCGACGCCGGAGCGACATGGCGCACCGTCGCCTCACTCGCACAGATCACAGTGGCCGGCGCGCGCAACGGCGTGCTCGGACCGCTCGGCGACCAGTGCCGATGGGCCTGGACCATCGCCGGCACCACGCCCTCGTTCACGTTCAGCATCGCGGTGGAGGCGAACAACTAGATGACCACCTTCTACAGCCAGACCGACCTGCCGCTCTGCGAGCAGGACATGACCGTCGCCCAGATCATCGATCACGGCGTCGAGATCAAGCGCAAGCTGTTCGCCGGCCAGCGCGTACCCGCCGACCTCATCGAGGCCTACCACGCCGCCACCGGCGACGAGCCGGTCGCCGACGAGTCGGCGACCGGCCCGGACTACTCGAAGATGACGCCGGAGGATCTCCGCGCGCTCGTCGACGAACGCCAGCTGCAGGTTCAGGGCAGCGGCGCGAACGGCAACATCATCAAGACGGACCTCGTCAACGCCCTCGTCGCCTCCGACAGCGCGGACTGATCTCAGTCCATGCCGGACCTGAGCGTCGCCGCCCAACTCGAAGTCGACGCGGGCGGCGGCACCACCCGGCAACTCTCCGTCAACGACTTCACGGCGCCGGCGACAGGTGCCGCGACCGAGATCACCCAGACGGCGATCCTCGCGTCACTGGATCACCTGATCGCGGTAGTTGCAGCCCACGCGTCGCAGACGTTCGTGCAGTCATCACCCTCGGCGATCTGGGTGATCGTGCACAACATGGGTGGTCACCCCACCGTGACCGTCGTGGACTCCGGCGGCACCCTGCAGCTTGGCGGTGTCACCTACGACAGCGATGCCCAAGTGACCGTCACGTTCTCCGCGCCGTTCAGCGGCAAGGCATACCTGAGCCTCTAAGGAGGCCCCCCGCATGACCGTCTCGGTCCTTGACCCCCTTGATCTGAACCTCAATCAGATCCTCAACATGCTGCTGCAGGTCCTCGCGTCCAACCCCGGGTCGGGGCCCGAGGGACGCCTGCTCTACAACAGCACCACCAAGAAGATTCAGTGGCACAACGGCACGACATACGTCGGCCCGTACTTTGACACGACGCGCCTGGATCAGATCACCGCGCCGGCCGCGAGCGTCAGCCTCAGCTCGCAGAAGATCACCAACCTCCTCGACGGCACCGGGCCACAGGACGCCGTCTCGAAGGCACAGCTGGATGCCGCGACGCTCGGCATCACCAACAAGCACGTCGCGAGCGTCGTGTCACTCGCCAACCAGACTCTGTCGGGCTTGCCGACGACCGACTCGATCACGCTGACGGATGGCCAGGTCACTCTGCTCACCGCGCAGACGACGCCATCCCAGAACGGCCTCTGGGCCGTGCACTCCGGCGCTTGGACGCGACCGTCGTTCTTCGCGACCGGATCTGACGCGGCCGGCTCATACGTCTTCATCGAGCAGGGCACCATCTGGAACACGACCGGTTGGTCGATCAGCGGTGGCAGCCCGATCACCATCGACACGACCGCTCAGACCTGGACGCAATTCTCCGGGACAGGCGAGATCACCGCCGGCGCGGGTCTCTCGAAGACCGGCAACACCCTCGACGTCAACGTCGACAACTCCTCGATCGAGATCAACGCCGACACTCTGCGCGTCAAAGCGCTCGGGATCGTCAACGCGATGATCGCGAACACCACGATCGACCTCACCACGAAGGTCACCGGCCTGCTCCCCGTGCTCAATGGCGGCACCGGGGCATCCACGGCGGCGGGCGCCCGCACGAACATCGGCGCCGTCGGCAAGTTCGCGGCAGACGTCACCGGCGACGGCTCAACGACATCCTTCGCGGTCACGCACAACCTTGGAACGCTCGACCTCTCCGGTGCAGAGGTTTGGGAAGTCAGCACCGGCGGCGAGGTCATCATCGAGAAGATCAAGACCAGCACCAACGTGCTGACCGTCAACTTCGGGACCGCACCAGCTGTCGCCAAGGTCTACCGCGTCGTCGTCAGCGCCTGATGACCGTCCCGATTCTCACCCCGATCACGCTGCCCAAGCTCGCGGCCGCTCCCTCCTCCCCAAACGAAGGCGACGAGTACTACGACACGACGCTTCACCAGGTCGGCTACTGGAATGGCGTGTCATGGGTGTATGGCAGCTCGAGCTCGGTCCAGCTCACGCCCTACTTCCTCGCTGACGGCACCACGTTCACGGTGCCAACCAACACCGACGCACAGTCCTCCATGTTCAAGTTCTACGACGGCTTCTGGACCATCGACGGCTTCCTCACCGACGTCCTATGACGTGGTTCGCCAGGCAGAAGACCATCCGCGGCACCGGCACCGTCCCGAACCCTACGGACACCGCGCACACCTACATCGGCGTGGACCCCACGGAAGGGCCCGCGACGAAGGAGAGCACCGGCGCGGTCGGCCTCATCAACAACGGGCGCCCAGGCATCGCGGGCGGGCACGCCAACCAGCGCGGGTTCGACGTCGAGTCCTACGCCGGCGCGAGCGCGATGGACAAGACCGGTGCGACGAATGCCGCTAACGACGCGGCGTTCACAGCGATGCTCGCGGCGTGGGCGGCATCGCCGCGCGGCGGCACATGCAACGTCGGCGCGGGCGTCTACAAGGTCAGCGCGGCGATCATCAACTTCGCAAACGCCAACCCCGCCTGCCTGAAGGGCGCCGACCGAGGCGCGACCGTCCTCGTGCCCGCGGGCGCCACCGGCGACATGGTGACGTTCAACGCTGGCTGCGACGGCTGCTCGATCCAGGACATCGCGATCTACCAGACGGCCGCGCCGAACACCGCGGGCAACGGCATCAACACCAACGGCGCCGACAGCATCGTCATCAGCAACTGCCTGTTCGTCGGGCAGTTCAACGACATCAATATCAACAGCTCGTCGATCAAGGTCTCGATCCAGAAGACCGTGCACTCCCAGACCAACGGGGCCGCGGGCAGCGTAGGGATCCTCGTCAATAACGGGGCCGCAGGCGACACGTACATCGGCCCGGACGTCGTGATGAGCAACACCGGCGCGACGCGCCGGCGCGCGAGCGTCGAGGTCGTCGCGTCAGGGCACTTCGAGATCAACCAGTGCAACCTCACCGGCAGCGCACAGGGGCTACTCGTCGACCCCGGCGCCGGCGTGATCGTCGCCGATGCCTTCGTCAACGAGACACTGTTCGACAGCAACACCGTCAACGGCGTGACGCTGAACGCCGCGACGGCGACGAGCACGATCAAGAGCATCCACTTCGAGAACTCCTGGTTTAGCGGCACCGTCACGGGGACCGGCGGCGCGGGGTTCGTCAGCACCGGGACAGCCGGCGGCATCATCAACGGCATCACGTTCGTCAACTGCCGCGCGCTGAACAACCAGACGCACGGCTACCAGCACGGCTTCGGCACCGACTTCCAATGGATCGGCGGACGCGCCGCCGGCAACGCCGCCGCGGGCTCAGCGACCGCTGACGGCATCAACATCGCGGCCGGCGTGAGCGCCTGGCAGGTCATCGGCGGCAAGTACGGCGGCACCGACGGCGCCTCGACCGGCGGCAACCAGCGCTACGGCATCAACATCGTCGCGGGCGCGTCCTCGAGCTACGCGATCATCGGCCCCGACTGCTTGGGCAACGTCACCGCGCCGCTGTTCAACGGCGGCACCGGACTGAACCAGGTCGTCACGGGCGTAATGGGGCTGCTGACGTGCCCTGCGAACCAGGGACCGCAGGCCGTGCTGCCGCTCACGACCGTCACCAGGGCGGGTCTCGGGGTCAGCATCCCGGCGGGCACGATGCGAGTCGGGACCGCGATCAGGATCAAGTGCTACGTCACGAACACGGCGACGATCCAGACGCTGACGCCGACGCTGAAGTACGGCGTCAACAACACCAACGCAGACGCGACGCTCGTTGGCGCAGCGCTTGGAGCGGGCACGAACGTCGTGGGCGGCGCCGAGATCGAAGCCGAGTTCGTGCTGCTTAGCGCCACGACATGCATGGCCAGGATCACCGTCAAGAACAACGGCGTGACCGGCATCACCAACGCGATCATGACGAACTTCGTGACGACCTCCCCGGTCACGATCGCGACGAACACCGCGAACTTCCTCGGCCTCTACCTGTCCGACAGCGTCGCGTCGATCGTCACACCGCAGTCCGTCCAGTACGAGGTGTCATCGCAATGAGAGAGCGCACCACCAGGCGCGCGCTCGAGCGCATCGAAGCCAAACGCGAAAAGAAGGCCGCCAACGCGCAGGCGCGCGAACGCACCGAACTCGACGACCCCGCTTACCGCGCCGAGCTCGGCCTGCCTGATGAGATGCCCGACGACGCGCTGGACGTCATGGCGCAGGCCGCCGCGCAGATGCGCACCTGGTACCGGCCCAACCCGGCGACATGCCGGCGCTACGGCCTGCCGGACACGCCGGCTGCCGCATCCCTGGAGTGACGATGGCGGCCGGCGACATCTCAGCCGTCATGGTGATCCCCTACCCCGCGACGTTCGTGTTCGTTCAGGAAGGGCACGCCGGCACCACGCCCCGCGATGACGCCGGCAGCGTCAAGGATGGATCCGCGGGCAGCATCAACATCGACACGTCCGGGCAGCTCGGCCGTGACCAGGCCGGCACGCTTAACAGAGGGAAGGCGGGCATGGTGACATGACGCTCTACGTCCGCGACCTCGAAGGCTTCACTCCGCTGCGCCGCCGCGACGGCCTCCCGTTCGTCGAAGCCGACATCGAGGAGGGCGCGAATGCGACAGGAGCGTTCACGACGCTCGAGACACGCGCGCTCGACCCGATCGACATCGATCCTTCCCAGCCGGCGAGCCGTAGCTTCACGACGGCGCTCGCGACCATCCCGGCGGACTCGTTGCCTTGGTATCGCCTCACCTGGCGCGACGCCAGCGGTGCGACCGACACGAGCGACGCCGTGCAGTTCCGAGGAGGCGCGCCCGTCTCGCCGACGCCGCAATTCGGGCTGCAGCGCGTTCTGATCGGTGCGCCGGCGACGATCAGCGCGCTGTTCTACGACCAGGACGGCGTGGCGATCGACCCGGGATCGGTGACGGTCTCGATCACCCGTGCTGACGGCACCATCCTCGTGATCACCGCAGCGACGACCGGCGTCGGCGCGGCGGCGCGCACGTTCACGCTCAGCGCCATGCAGACGTCGCTTCTGGACTTCCTCACGGCCGTTTGGACGAGCGCGACATTGGGGCCGCTGTCGACGCAGGTCGAGATCGTTGGTGGGTTCTTGTTCTCGGTCGCGCTGGCCCGCAGCCGCGGGCCGCTGGGTGACACAACGCTGTACCCGACGACCGTCATCCTGGACGTGCGCACATGGGCCGAGCAGCAACTCGAGGACGCCTGCGGGACCGCGTTCGTGCCGCGCTATGCCATTGACACGATCGTGGCTGGTGACTGGAACGCGGTGCGCCTGCCGAGCATGGTGACGGCGATCCGATCGCTCGCCATCGACGGGGTCACGATGTCGCCCTCCTACATCGGATCGCTGAGCTTCAAGTCGGGCTGGCTGCTGGAGTCACATGCATGGGACCGACGGATGCCATGCGGTGAGATCGTCGTCGGCTACGAATACGGGTACAGCACACCGCCCGCGGCCGCCACGCGCGCCGCGCTCGATCTCGCGCACGACAGGCTGCTCAGCGACGCCGGGCAGAGCACGATCGATCCGCGCGCCACGCGCGTGATCACAGAGGACGGCGAGATCCGTCTCGACAACAGCGGCGGCCGATTCGGACTGCCGGCCGTCGACCGCTTCGTCGCCGCCCAGCGCCAGATGCGTCTCGCATGATCCCGTTCGCCAACGCCACGCTGACGACGATCACCGCTGCAGCGATCGCCGAGGACTACGACCAGGCCGCGGTGCCCGGGGACGCGCGCTGGACAGGCGCGCTGGGGATCTACGTCTCGCAGGAGCTCACCCAGACGGAGGGCGATGGCGTCGACGAGATCATCACGACGCGCCTGGAGATCCCCTACGCGATCGGTCAACTCGTCCAGCGCGGCGACACGCTGACCTACACGTTCGAGACCGCCGCCCACGCGCGCGTCGCGCGCAACCTGATCCGCTCCGAGCTCGTCGGGCGTGTCCGCGTGATCCTGGAGAACGCATGACCGTCGACCGCGCCGCGCTGACCGACCTACAGCACGACATCACAAACGCCGCTCGCGAGGGCCTGCGTGACTTCGCGCAGGCCGTGCTGGACCTGGCGGCCCAGAACATCGGCGTCGGCGACCCGGCGCAGGATCCCGATCCTGCGCTGGTGCTAGCGATGTCCGGTCACATCACCGAGCACGACGACGGCCTGGCGGTCGCATTCGACGCGCCCTACGCGGCCAAGCAGCACGAAGACCAGCACCTGGAGCACCCCCGCGGCGGCGGCCCGAAATACCTCGAGCGCGCGCTGACCACGCTCGCGCCGACAGCCACACAGTTCATGGCGTCCAAGGTGAGCGCGCGGCTCGCGGCCGGCTTGCGGCGCTGACATGGCCAACCTGCTGACGGAGCTGCGAAATCACTTGGTCAGCGCCGGTGTCGTGCGCAACCCGCTTGTCGCCGGCGCGCAGCCGCCGATGTGGCTTGAGCCCAAGCTCGGTACCCCCGCGCCCGCAGAGAAGCCGCCACGCGGCGACGACACCCAGATCGGACCGACCGCGGTCGTCGGCGCGCTGCTGACAGGCGGGATCCCGGCCGCGCCGTACATGTCGTTTGCGCGCAAGCCGATCGTCGACCTGCGTCTGCGCACCACGACCGCGCTGATCGCCGAGCAGCTCGAGCTTGCGATCACCGCGGCGATCGCCGACCGCCGCGACTTCATGCTCGGCGCCATGTACTGCATCGAATGCGAGCAGTGGCGAGCGTTGCAGCGCTTGGGCTCCGGCCCACAGGGCTTCGAGTACGTGACCGCCTACGTCTTCGAGCTCCTCAGAACCTGACTTTCCAGCTCGCTTAGAGCTCGCTTAGAGCGACGCAGCACCCCCTCTCTTGCAGCGCCACATCGGCGCTGTCTGACCCGATCGCGGCCGGCTGCGGCCCGATCTGACCTGCACGCCCCCGATGGGAGGAGCACCCATGAGCAGCATCGCTTACGCGCTGCGCGCCGAGCACCACGACACCTACCTCGGTGGGGTGCTCGCAGTCGGCGACGACAGCCTCGACATCCGCCAGGCACTGCAGGACGGCAATGGCGTGATCGTCGTGCCCGACACGGACACGATCCGCGTCACCGTCCTGGACGCCTACCCGCCACTGCAGCGCGTCGACGTCCCGCAGGACGGCGCGCCCGCGCTACCCGTCGGGTACATAGCGCCGGCGGCCGCCGGCGAGGAGAGCGTGCCCAAGCCGAGGCGCTCGCGCTCCGCCGGCGACAGCGAGATCCCGGGCGACGCACAGCCCGCCACCGACGCCACCACGGAGGGCTGACGCCATGCCACAGGAAGTCAATCTCTACGCGATCTGGGCCGGCAAGCAGACCGCGAAGGGCACCGAGAACACCACACCCGCACACCGCTTCGTGCAGGTCGGCGGCGATATCGCGATGTCGCGCGACGAGGGCACCGAAGACTGGTCTGACCTGAGCAAGTACGGCGGCCAGACACAGTGGATCAACAGCCTCACAGGCGGCGGCACTCCCGCTTTGGAGGCCACCCCGTCGGAGATCGGCGCCCTGCTGTGGCTGATGCATGGCGGCGAGACCGCGACCGTCGGCACCGACCAGGTGCAGACGATCACCGCGGGCACCGCGACCGGCGGCACGTTCACGCTGTCGATCTACGACGGCGTCAACACGATCCTCGTCAGCGGCCTCGCTTTCAGCATCACGTCCGCCGCGCTGGACACCGCGATCGAGGCGGCGCTCGCCGCCGCCGGCTACGCCGCCAACCAGGTCGCGTGCGCGGGCGGCCCGCTGAACACCACGCCAATCACGGTCACGTTCAACGGCACGCAGACCGCCAAGCGCCCGTGGGCTTTGATGGTCGTCGACGGCACCCTGCTGACCGGTGGCACCAGCCCCGTCGTCACCAACACGACACCGGGCGTGCGCACCAAGCACACGTTCACGCCGTCGCCGGTGCAGGGCTTCTGGGTCACGTTCGTGCGGCGCGTCGGTGGCACCAGCTACCTGCAGCGCCACTCGTTCCTGGATTGCATCATCGGCGGCCTCACCCTGGAGGGGTCCACGGCAACCAAGGCGCTGCGGATGAGCCCGACGGTGCTGTCACTGGATCCGGCAAAGGTGCTCTCGGCTGACCCGGCGCAGGCGCTGCCGACCGGCATCGACCTCAAGCCGTTCCTGTACACCGACGCGACATCTGCGTTCGTGTTCGCCGGCGTCGCGCTGCCGTCGCAGTCGGAGTTCACGTTCACGCTCAATGAGGACCGCCAGCCCGTCTACGGCGACGACGCCGTCCCCTACGACCTCGCGGTCGGCAACCCGAGCGCGCTGCTGTCGGTCACCGCGATCTTCGACTCACTGACCGGCGCTCGCTGGAACGAGCTCGCGTACGGCACCGCGGTCCCGACCGCTGGCACCAAGCCGTTGCGATCGGTCGCGGCGAACATCGCCTACTCGATGGACTTCCAGCAGAAGGACGGCAAGGGCAACCTGACCGGCAATCGCCTGAAGATCACGATCCCGGTGCTGCACTGCGTCGTCCCTGACGCGCCCGCGCCCAACGCCGCCGGCGGGAACGTCACCGTCACGTTCGCCGGCACCATCCTGCCGCCCGGTGGCGCCGGTCAGCCATACACCATCGACGTCTACAACGCAGACCAGGCGGCCTACACCGTATGAGCGCGATCGAGGTTCACGACCGCCAGATCACCGTCGAGCGCTTCACCGTCACCAAGGGCCTGCGGATCCTCACGCTGCTGCAGCTGATCCAGAAGATGGTTCCGCAGATCAGCAACGAGATCGCCGACTTCAAACGCGAATACGCCGCCAGCAACGTGATAGAGCTCGACCGTGTGCAGGCCAAGATGCGCTATGGCCCGACGCCGATCATCGACGAGCACGGCGACGTCGTCCGCGACAGCGCGACCGGCGAGGTACTGACCGTGGCGTCACCGATCGACCGGATGACCGAGGCCGATTGGGAGCGCAGCGGCCAGATCCTGCGTCTGCGCCAGTCCCCGTCCAACGAGGAGATGCTGCTCGCGGTGTTCCCGCTGGTCTACGAGCACGCGCAGGCACCCCTGATGCGGCTGCTCGCGCTCGTCGCGATGCCGAACGCCGACATCGAACGCTACGCGCAGGTCAGCGGCGAGAAGCTGTGGGAGGAGGTCGACGAGTACGCGCGCCAGGTGATCGGCCCGGCGTACCTCGAGCAGGTCATGGAGCTCGCCGTCACTGCCGCCGAACAGGTCGAGGGCCAGGTCATGGACAAGGTCCGAGGTCTCGGTGACCGCGTGGGGAAACTCGCGGGGCTGCTGGGGATCAAGAAGACGGCGGCGGCACCGTCCTCCGATGCCTCGCCGACGTCGAGCGAGCCTCCCGAGCAGCCGAGCTCCAGATCTGCTTCGCCTTCGCCCGCCAGTTCGGATGGCTCCCCGCCGACGTCAGCGCCCTCCCCTGGGACGTCGTCAACGCCTTCCGAGACGAGCTCGAACGCGAACACGACCGTGAACGCGAGCTGACGGCCGCTCAACGCCCGCCCGGGCTGCAAGAGCTGCAGCCCACCCCCGAAGCACCCAACGCCGCCTACTGGGAGCGCCAACGCGCCCTGCAAGCCCTGCGCTCTGAACGAGCACGACGCAACTGACCGATGGGATGTGACCTGACTTGAGCGAGATCGATGTCGGCGGCATCGCGGTCCGCCTCGGATTCAAAGACGACAAACGCGGCTTTGATGACTGGGAGCGCAACGTCGTGCGCGCGCAGCAGGTCAAGGACATCAACGCCCACCTCGGCGCCGAGTACGACGGCCGCGGGTTCGACACCTACTACCGCAAGCTCGATGAGACCAAGGCCCGTGTCGCCAAGCGCGACGCGTTCAAAGCAGTCCTCGGCGCCGAGTACGACGGCCGCGCGTTCGCCGCGATGGAACGCGATCTCGCCAAGGCCGATCGCGACATGCAGCACGCCCGCGCGCAGGCCGCCAAGCCGATCGTGGCGCAGCTGTCCGCCAAGAACAACACGCGCGGGTTTGACCAGTGGGGACAGCGCGTGGACGGCAGCCGCCGCGACGCCGCGCGCGCCGTCGAAGCGCACCTGCGCGCCAAGGTCGACCCGGCCGGCTTCGTCGCGTACGAGGCGGCTCTGAAGGCCAGCGAGGACAAAGCGCGCCGCCGTGAGGCCTTTCAGCTCGCGCTCGGCGCCAAATTCGACCCCAAGGCCTTCGATGCCTACGAACGCACCGTCAGCTCGACCGGCGGGAAGGTCAGGGGGCTGGCGGGCCTGTTCGGGGTGCTGACGAGGTCAAAGGGCGAGACCGACAAGCTGATCACCAAGAACGTCGGCACGTTCGGCGGCCTGAGCGGCGCGGTCTCTGGATCGGGTGAGGCGGTCGGCGGACTCGCGGGTCGTTTCGGTGGTCTCAGCGGCGCGCTCCTGCCCTTGGCCGGCGTGCTCGCGGCCGCGATCCCGGTGTTCGTCGCGCTCGGCGGTGCGGCCGCCGCGCTTGCCGGGTCGTTCGCGGCCGCGCTCGCCGGCGCTGCCGCGGTCGGTGTCGGGATCGGTGCCGCGCTCGGCCCGCTCGCAGCGCTCGCCGGCGCAGTCGCGCAGCGCGTCGGGCTGATCAGTGCCGCATACACCGCGCTCGGAGCACAACACGACAAGAGCGGTCGAAGCGCGACCGCCGGCGCCGCGTCGCAGGCCGCCGCGGCGCAGCAGATCAAGAGTGCCGAGCAGGGCCTCGCGGATGCGCAGCGCACCGTCGTGCGCGCACAGGACGACCTGACCGCCGCGCGCTTCCGCGCACGCCGGGAAGTGATGGACCTCAAGACCGCGCTGGACCAGACCAACCTGTCCGAGCAGCGCGCGAACCTCAACCTCGAGCAGGCCGTCCGCCATCTAGCCGAGGTGCAGGCCGACCCGACAAGCTCGAGCTTCGACATCCGCGACGCGCAACTGGCCGTCAAGGAGGCCGGCGAGGCGCTCACCGAGGCTCGGACCGCGCGTAACCGCGCGATCACCGACGCCAAGAAGGGCACCGACACCGTCACTCGCGCCGAGCAGCAGCTCGCCGACGCGCGCCGCGGCGCGGCGCGCGCCGCTGACCAGGTCACACAGGCACAGACCGCGGCCGCCGCGGCGACCGCGAAGCAGAGCACCGCCGCCGACAGCGCACAGGCCGCGCTCGGCAAGCTCACCAGCACCGAACGCGGCCTGCTGACCACGGTCCGCAAGACCGTCGGGGAGCTGCAGAAGACGTTCAAGCCCGCGACCGACGCGATCTTCGGCAGCGTCGACAAGGCGCTGAAGACCGTCGAGCCGCTGATCGCACCGTTCGCCGGCCGCTTCAAAGGCATCGGCTTGTCGATCGCCGGCGTCATCACCGGCGCCGCGAAGAGCCTGTCGGGGCCGGCGTGGGGTAAGGCGCTCAATGCCTTCATCGCGACGTCCCGCCGGATCGTCAAACCGATCGCGGACTCCATCGGGTCGGTGCTGATCACCCTGCGCAACATCGCGGTTGCAGCCCAGCCCTACGTCGTCGACCTCGCGCACTGGTTCGAGAGGGCTCTCGGTGGAATCGCCGGCAAGACGAAGGACGCAGGCAAGCTCGGCGACGTGATCAAGGGCCTCGTCGACCAGACCAAGGCCTGGGCCGGATTTGCCACGTCGGTCGGGAAGCTGCTGTTCACGATCTTCAACGGCGGTGCCGCTGACGGCAAGAGCCTGGTGAGGACGCTCACCGATGTGGTGAGGGGCTGGACAAGGTTCCTGGACACCAAGCCCGGTCAGGATCGGCTGCGCAAGTTCTTCAAGGACTCCATCGACGCGACCAAGGCGATCGGCAAGGCGGTGATCGCCGTCGCCCCGGTCATCGCCGGGGTGACACTGAAGCTGGTGGAGTTGATCGGCTGGCTGGGCAGGCACAAGACAGCCGTCTACGCCGTGATTGCTGCGCTGGCCGGCCTGGCACTGGCTTATGGCGGCCCGATCACCGTCATCGCGACGATCACGACCGCCCTGATCTTCCTGTACGCGAAGTCCAAGCTGTTTCGCGAGATCGTTGGTGGCGCGTTTCATCTCGCGGGCAAGGCGATCACCGAGGGCCTCGGCACCCCGGTCGCTGTGATCAAGACGCTGGGCGGCGCGATCGTCACCGCCTACGAGAAGTCCAAGACCTTCCAGATCGTCGTCAACGCCGTGTTCCAGTTCGTGCGCAAGGCGGTCGGCGAAGCCGTCGATGGGATGCTCGGGGACCTCACGACGCTGCTCGCAGGCCTGTCGTCGTTTCTGACATTCGCGTCCAAGCTGCCGATCGTGGGCGGAGCGTTCAAAGCGGCCGCGCAAGGCATCGACGGCGCACGCGACGCGATCGATCACATGCGAGAAGCGCTGCGCCGAGGAAGCGACCCGCTCGGCGCGTTCGCGAAGGACGCTCAGGACATGCGCACACGCACCTACGCGTCGATCAGCGGGCTGCGCGCCGACGTGCAGGCGCAGATGAAGCTGATCAAGAGCGCGACGGTGGACGGCTCCGAGCAGGCCAAACAGGCGATGGCGACCAACTTTCAGTCCGCGATCGCGGCACTGCAGAACTCGATGCATGCCGGGACGATCTCCGTCAAGAGGGCGCTCAGGGAGATCGACACCGACACTCGCAAGCTGCTGAAGCTCTATGGCTTCTCGTCCCCCGGCGCGGTCATCGATGCGCTGAACAGTCCGGACGCCCAGAAGCCGCTGCCGCAGACCGCGCCAGGCCTGAAGCCGGCCGCGAAGAAGGCGCAGGGCGGATGGATCGGCGCGCCCGGAATGGTCGGCCATGACAGCGTCGCGATTGATGCGCCCGTTGGAGGGATCGTGCTCAACCGTCACCAGCTCCCGGTCGCGCAGCTCGCATTGGCAGCGAGCGGCATGACGCTCGGCGACCTGATCGGGCGCGCGTCGGGTGGCCCGACGACGCCGATCGTCGCCGCGCACGGCGAGTTCCTCGCGGGCCCGCACGGCGCCGGCCTGCTCGACCACGCCCTGGGCAACATCGGGATCGGCGGCCTCGGCGAGCTGTTCGGCGCGATCCGCACCCCGCACTACATGGCGGCGGGCGGCGCCGTGGTGGGCGCCAGCATGTACGGCGGGCCGAGAGACCCGACGACGCGTAAGCCCGAGCACGGCTACCGCGGCGACCTGCTGGAGTCAAACCCGCTCAGCTACGCGGAGCTCGGCAACGGCAAGGCGCTCGGCGGTCTGCCCTACCGTCACCCGCTCACGATCCGCTACGCCGGACGCAGCGTCGTCGCGCGCAAGCTGGACATCGGCGCCGGCGGCGGCGACATCAACGGCCACGCCCGCGCGATCGACCTGTACTACCACCTCGCCGACCAGCTCGGCTTCAACGGCCTCGGCGTCGTTGGGATCAACGGCGCGAGCCCACCCGCCAGCGCCGCCGACGCGACCGGCGGCGGGCGCTCGAGCTCGCCGACGGCGGCCGCGGCCCGCGCGGTCCTCAAGCGCGTCACGGTTCCCGGCTCAGGTGCGGTTGGAGCGCTCGCGCAGCGCGCTGTCGATCTCGCGCGTGCCGGCGGCCAGCACCTGCTTGACGCGGTGCGGCCCGGCGCGGGCGCCGGCACGCCCGACAGCGCCGGTGGGCCCACGGGCCTGGGGTCCTTCGATGGGCTGCCTGTCGCGAGCTGGATCGTGCCCGAGCTCGCGTACGCGCGCTCGCATGGCTGGAGCGGGCACATCACCAGCGGATACCGCTCACCAACCCAGATCATCACCGGGCCCGTGGTCGCCCCACAAGGCCAGAGCGAGCATCAGGGCACCCAGGCGCCGCACGGAGCCGTTGACTTCGGCGGCCCGCTCAGCCCCGCCGCACTCGCCAACAAGCTCGCGTTCATCCGCGCGACCGCCGCATACAAGGGCCGCAAGCTGCTGTCCGCGGTCGGCTTCCGCGACGACGGCCACATGAGCGGCACCGGCCACAACCGCGGCGGCACGATCCAGGCGATGGCCGCCGGCGGCAGCATCAAGAAGCTGAAGGCAACGACTTCGCGGCCCAAGACCTCGCCGACGACTCTGCACATCCGCGCGATCGACGCGCCCCCAACCGACACCGTCGCCGACTACAACAGGATCACCGCGTCGATCGACGCTGACCGCAACGCCTACGAGCTAGCCGACCGCGTGTACAACGACGACACTGCGCCGCTGATCGATCCCGACACCGGGCTGGTGAACGTCGACACCGTCAACGAGAAGGCCGACAAGCTGCAGAAGCTCGTCGATCTGCGCCAGGCGATCCTCGACAAGCTCTACCAGGCCAACGCCAAGGTCCTCGAGATCATCGCGGCGTACCGCGAGATGATCAAACGCCTGCGGACCTCACTCAAGCACGCCAAGGGCAAGAACCGCGACGGCGTGCTCGGACAGATCGACCAGGCCAAGACCGCCGTCGGCGACTGGAAGAGCACGCTGACCGGCATCGGCCAGGACATCGGAGATGCCACCATCGATCTCGGTGAGATCACCCAGGAACGCGCCGCGATCCTGGGCACCCAGCCCGACCAGAGCATCATCGACTCCAACGCCGCAGCCGCCGCATCGACTGGGGACACCGGGGCGACCCCTGCGGCGCCACCGTCGCCGGCGGATATCGCCGCGGCGGCGATCGCGGATGTCGCGAGCTTTCTCACCGCGCAGCAGCAGTCTCTCAGCGCGTACGCCGACAACTTCATCACGCCGTTTCAGGCGACGCAGCCGGGAGGCGTGTTCTCCGGCAGCCCGGATCAGCTTGCGGCGCTGGGTGGCGCGAAGTTCCTCGGCGCCGGCTCCGACGGGTCGCTCGGCGGGCCCGCTGGCCGCTCGATCACGATCCACAACACGTACAACCAGCTGCCTGACAACGCCGGGACGTGGGCCAGTCAGATGCGCTTCCAGGTCGAGGCGAGCATCGGCTAGATGGCGTTCGTCGGTATCGCATATGAGCTGATCGCGCCGGACGGCACACGAGTCGTGGTCGGTAACAGCGATGCTGCGAAGGCGGACCCTGACTACATCGGGACGCTGGACCCCGAGAACGGCATTCAGGGGCTCTTGGATGCCGCGAGCGTGAGAGACAGCTCCAGCGACCTGGTCGAAGCGGACGGCGCGTCGTTCGGATCGTTCTGGCTGTCGCGCCGACAGGGCACGATGACCGGCCTGCTGCGCCCCGACCTGCTGGACGGGCCAACGGTCGCGGCCGCGGAGAGCAAGCTCAAGCGCGCGACGCGTGCGCTGCGCGGCGACGCGCTGCTGCGCTGGACACCACCCAACGACTCAAGCCCGAGGCAGCTGCGTGTGCGTCGCCAGGACGGCCCGCACGTCACCGGCCGCCGGCCGAAGACGTGGCAGATCACGCTGGAATCCGCTGACGTCTACGCGCTCGGGTCGACGGAAAGTCACATCGTCATCACCGCGGGCGCGGCGGCCGGCGAGGTCGGGATCCTGGACCCGATCACCGACCCGATCAGCAGCGCGCTGAACAGCACCGGTCAGGGCAGCGTCCTGAACACCGGCGACGCGCCGACATGGCCGCGCTTCCGGATCACCGGCCCGATCACCAACCCGACGATCCTCAACAACTCCACCGGCCAGGCGATCGTGCTGTCCTACACGCTGAACGCCGCGGAGTTCCTCGACATCTACCCGCGGCGCGGCGCGATTCTCGCCGGCGGCACCGCCGACCGCTACAGCGCACTGAACTTCGCGCAGAGCGCCTGGTGGCAGCTGGCGCCCGGCACCAACGATGTGCGGCTCCTCGCCACCACGTTCAGCTCGCCTGCCGCGCTGGACGTCTACTGGCAACCCGCGTTTGAATGATGGAGGTCTGATGCCCGACACGATCTACCACGTGCGCAGCAAGATCACCGGCGCGCGCGTGATCATCGGCCTGACCGATCGCGAGCTCGCGACGAGCGAGTGCGAGCGTCTGAACACCGAGGCGCGCACCGGCATCCGCGCCGCGTACGGCGAAGGTGAGGACCGCGTGGAGGCCCAACGCCTTGTCGCCGGCGACAGCGGTATCGCCGAGCACCGCGAGCACGGCATGCCGGCCGAGCATGTCGGCCGGATCCTGCATGACGGTCAGATCATGGAATACGAGCTGGAGGTCGAGGCGCGCATGACGCCCGACGAGCTCGAGCGGCTGCACGCGCAGATGCGCGCCTCGCTGCAGCACCCCGCCTGATCCCCGGTCCGCGGGGCCCTTGCCGCACCTAGCCCTCGAAGGGAGGCCTGATGACGCTCACCGGCGACTTCGTGACCGGGCAGCCGGTCACGTTCCAGCACGCTCGCAAGCTGCTCGCCGACCAAGGCGGCGGCCTCCAGGAAGGCGCCGTCAACGGCGCTGACCTGATGGTCACCCAGCGTGGGGCCGGCGCGAACATGAGCGTCGACATCGCCGCCGGGTTCGCATGGGTGCAGATCGACACGGGCACCAACAACGGTCTCGCGCACGTCACCTCTGACGCGGTCGCAAACGTCGCGGTCACGGCCTCCAACGGCACGAACCCCCGCATCGACCAGCTGATCCTGCGCTACAACGACACTGCGATCCCGACCGGGTCAGGCAACACGCCGACCCTGGAGATCCTGACGGGCACCGCGACATCCGGCGCGACGCTGAACAACCGCACCGGCGCCGCCGCGCTGCCCAACGACTGCCTGCGCCTGGCGGACATCCTCGTCCCGGCGACGTCGACGAGCGTGGTGAACACGAACATTCGTGACCGCCGGCTGTGGGCGCGCGGCGCGGCGATCTTCGTGCGCGGCAACCTCGCCGGCAGCCACACCACGACGAGCACGAGCGCGGCGCAGCTCGCCGCCGGCGGCTACGACATGCGCTTGGAAACCGGTGGCAACCCCGTCGACATCGACTTCGACGCTGACGTCACGCACAGCGTCACGAACGGCACCGTAGAGCTGCAGCTGAACCTCGACGGGGCTGGCGTCGCGGTGCAGCAAGTCCAGATCCCGACCGGCACGCTCGTGCTGCCAATGCCGTTTCAGTACACCATCTTCCCGTCCGCCGGCAGCCATCTGTTGCAGTGGCAGTGGTTCATCGTCACCGCCGGCACCGCCACGATGATCAACACCGGGCTGACCGGTCCGCAGGTGCGCTTCCGCGAGATCGTGCGCCAGAACCTGCCCAACAACAGCGTCACCAGCGGCTGAAGCCGCGCGACCCTCATGGGATACACGATGCTGCTGCGCACAAGGGCAGGTGCGACGCTCGGCGAGCTGCGAAACGCGACCGCGCGCAGCTTTCGCTTCCCTCATCTGCGCACGCCGACAGTCGGATTCACGATCGACGCGACACACCCACTCGCGTCCGTACTGCTCGACGTCGACAAGGTCCTGGTCGCCGTGTACGAGGACTCCACGGGCTCGAAGGTACTGCGCTTCCAGGGGCCTGTCGTGGGCTACCAGAAGACCCGCAATGCTCAGGGCGGCTCGCTCGCGGTCACAGTGGCCGGTGTGGGGTGGCGCCTGGATCACCGCCTCATCGGCCGTAGCGGACTGATCCCTGTCAACGACAGCGGCGCTACGTTCGGGACCACACCGCTATCGCTGCTTGATCGCGGCGAGATCATGGGCCGCATCATCGACGCGCTGAACGTCGGCGAGTTCGTCAACGTCTGGGCCAACGCCAACGACACTGGCATCCGTCGCGGCGTCATCACCGCGAGCTCGCAGACATACATCAGCGACTGGCGCTACAAGCCGGCCGGCGAAGCGTTCGCGGATCTCTCCGGCACCCTTGACGGCCCAGAGTGGGTGATCCGCCCGGTCGAGCCGACAACCGACGCGATCGGTGTTCAGCTAGGTGCGCTCGACGTCGCGCCGATCATCGGGACCGTCCAATCCAACGTCGCGTTCGAATTCGGTACCGGCCACTACAGCGTTGGCGACTGGACGGACATCGCGGACGCAAGCGGCCTGTGCAACGAGGCGGTTAGTCTCCCGTCCGGCTACCCAAACAACGCGACCGAGAGCGTTCTGGAATGGCTGGACTCACCATCCATCCTCAACGACCGCGGCCTGCATGAAGCCGTGATCGCAGGCGACATCGTCACCGCCGACCTGCGCCTGAAGCTCATTCAGAACGCCGTCCAGCTGCGCAAGATCCCCAAGCGCACGATCGCGTTCACGCCCATTGCCGAGGACGCGGGCGCCCCGATCGATCAGCGCCGCGTCCCCCGACTGTTCGCCGACTACAACGTCGGCGACACGGTCCGCTTCCGCGCCATCGAGCGGTTCCCGATCTACGACACGCTCGGCACTGTGATCGACACGATCGCGATACCGACAGTCGATCTGCTGATGCGCGTCTTCGCCGCACAGATCGACCTTGACCCCAACGGCGTGGCCAGCACACAGGTCACGCTCGTCAACGACGGCAGCTGACCCAATGGCGACCGATCCCCGCATCGCCGCCGCGGCCGTCGGCATCGCGATCGGCACCTCGCAAGGCGACGTCGCGGTGCTGCATCAGCGCATCAGCGACCTGAGCAAGCGTGTGGCCGCGCTGGAGCGTCTCGGCGGTATCCGCGCAGGCTCAGGGCCCCCAACCTCCAACTGTCGTGACGGCACGCTCTACGTCGACATCACCAACTCGCGCCTGTACGCCAGGTCTGCGAGCACCTGGAAATCCGTCGTTATCGCCTGACCCGACAAGGGAGCATCCCCGTGGCCACAACCCCGCCCGTCCCGCCGCCGCCGGCGGGGCCGCTCGAGCTCACCCAAGCCGTCATCACCGCCGCTCTCACCTGCGCAAACGCGACGACCGACGCGATCACGCAGGCGCGCGCCACCGTCGCGACCGGCAAGGACCTACAGCTCGCGGGCGCGCTCGCCGCAACCGCGCAACAGTCCGCGCTTGCCACCAAGGCACTGTGCGCCGCGCTCAGCAGCGTGCAGGGCCCCGGCCCGCTGCGCGCCGTCCAGGGCACACCGCCACCGATGTACGAGCCCCTCCCAGATCCCCCACCGGCGCCCGACCCCGCGAGCGCGCCGTGAGCCGGGCCGATGGATGACCGTGACTCCCGCCGCGTCGACGGGCTCCTCGCAAGCTACGGCGAGCTCGGCAGGGACATGAGCGCGTTGCAGGAGCGTGTCGCCGGCGCCGCGCGCGAACGCGAAGGCGACCTCAGGCGCATCGAGGGCCTCATCGCCGAGCTGCGCGAGGACCTGCGCGCCGCCGTCGCTACCTGGCGCACCGAACGCCTCGACGACAAGAAGGCAGCCGCGCAGTCCGCGCGTGACGCTGTCGAGGCACGACGGTGGTCCAGAGGGCAATGGATCGCGATCCTCGGACCGACCGTCGGGATGATCACCGTCGCGATCGCCCTCCTCCAAGGACCGCACCCATGAGCTCGCGCGCCAAGACGATCCGTCTCGCCGCGATCTCAAGCGTCGTCGGTGTCGCACTGTTCGTCGCGATCACCCAGGCCGGCTCGTTCGCCCGCCACACCCACCACCAGGCCGCGGCGGCCGCGAAGACCGCGACCGCGGTGCAGACGACTGTCAAGCAGATCGTGATCCGCAACGGCCTGAAGGGCGCGCCCGGCGCGCCCGGGCGCGCCGGCGCCAGCATCCGAGGCCCCCGCGGCCCCGAAGGCCCCGCCGGGCCCGCGGGTCCGCGCGGACCACGCGGACCGCTGGGTCCGATCGGTCTCACACCACACATCGGCGTCAGCGACCTCGTGCCCGCGCTACGCACCCTCTGCGACGGGCCTTGCAACGGCGCCGACGGCGCGCCTGGCCCTGAAGGCGCCAAAGGCGATAGCGGAGCCACCGGCGACAACGGCCCGAAGGGTGAGCCCGGCGCGCCTGGCACCCCTGGCGATGTCGGGCCGGCGGGGCCCGCCGGCCCGCCAGGCGCGGCCGGCCAGGACGGCGCACCGGGTCCCCAAGGGCCCGCCGGCCCCGCGGGCGCAGATGGCCCGGCCGGGCCGCAGGGCCCGCCCGGCGCCGACGCCATCACCACCACCGTCCTCGTGATCTGCACCGCCCCCGGGATCCCAATCCCCGCCTGCCCGTAGCCCCAGGCGCCCGCGCCAACCCGAAGCCGCACATCCGCCACGCCCGCCCGTCCCGCGGGCCACCACCCGCTCCCCGAAGGAGTCCCATGAGCAAACCCCTGACGGCGCGCGGCCGCGCGCTGCACTGGCTGTCCACGCACCGCGGCCTCTACGAGCAGCCCCCGGGCAGCAACCGCGACAACCGCGCCGACGGCATCACCGCGGCGCAACGACGCCTCGGCGCGTTCCTCGTCGGCGAGGCCTGGTGCGGCGTCTGGGCATGCAACGCCGCGCTGCAAGGCGGCGTGAAGATGATCAACCCCGCCAGGTGGGCCGGCGTCGCGACCATCGAAGACGACGCCCGCGCACACACCAACGGCTTCCGCGGCTGGACGAACGACCCCAAGCAGGTCCTGCGCGCCGACCTCGCCGTGCTCTTCGGTCGCGGCGTCCACGTCGCCACCGTCCGCCAGGTCTACCCGCGCCTCGGGTACCTCGTCACCGACGAAGGCAACACCAGCCCCGGCAACACGGGAAGCCAGTTCAACGGCGGCACCAGCAGCCGCCGCATCCGACGCATCAGCCAAGTCCACGGCTTCGCCCTCACCGCGTACGAGAACTAGGAGAACCGCATGCTCAAGACCGTGGGCATCAGCCCGAAAGTCACGATCCCGTCCGTCGCCCTGATCCTGGTCGGCGCGACCCTCACCATCATCGGGCTGCTCGCCGCCAACGACACCATCAGCACCGCCGGCATCAGCGTCCTCGGCGCCGCCGGCATCCATCTCCCACTCGCCTACAAGGCCGACGCCGGCGCCATCATCCACGCCCTCGACGAGCCCGGCAACGACCAGCTGCTCGGCAACGCCCTCAACGCCGTCCAGGACATCGCGAGCACCATCACCGCCCCGTCAGCCTGATGCAGGACAACCCGAGCAGCCGCCCGCGTCGCCTGGCAGGCGCGATAGCGCACCTTGCGAGAACGCTCACCAAAAACCGCGAGTGGCCGCCTGACCGTGACCTACACTCGACCGCGCTTCCATGGAAGCGTCCCCCGGTAGCTCAGCGGATAGAGCACGCCTTTTGCGAAGGTCGAGGTCGCAGGTTCGAATCCTGCCCGGGGGATTCTCGGCACCTGTTGGACACGCTCGCGGCACCGCCGCTAGCATCCGTGGTCCTTCGCAAAAGGCGCTGCTGCCGCTGTGCGCAGGATCGGCCTGACGGTCGACATGTGCCACATGTAGCTGCTGGTCGAGAGCCGCTGCCTTCGGGCTGGCGGCTCTCGATCGTTGTAGCGCTCATCGTGTTCGCGATCCTGGCCGCTGCCGCGGCGCCGGCACGCGCAGACGACCTGCCGCTCCCATCCGTGCAGCACCCCGCTGTCGGCACCCGGATCCTCGACAGCATCCAGATCGCCGAACACGTCCTCGGCGCCGCACCGGCCTGCGAGCTGCACATCTACATCGCCGACCTGCACGCGCTCGGTGACGCCGCCGTCTCCGCGATGGCGCTCTGCACGATCTGGCTCGGCCAGGACCAGGGCAACACGCCGACCGCCCGGATCTACTGGTGCACCATCCTCGCGCACGAGCTCGCGCACATCCTCGGCTACACCGACCCCATCGGTGTCCGGTCCGTCGACGGCCACATCGACCACAGCCACAGCCCAGACAACCACGCGCTCATGTACACAGCCGCCGGCAACAACGTGCTGTACCCCTGCTACCAGCGTTTCCTCCCAGCCGGCCAAGGCCACTCCTGGCGAGCCCACCACATCGCGATCCCCTGGTCCATCCCTCCACCACCACGCACCCTCACCGCAGCACCCTGAGCGCCCTCGGCCACACCCGGCCGGGGGCGCTTTCGTCGTTCCGGCGGCTGGTGGTGAGAGGATCACGGCATGGCCGAGACCGCCTTCCAGGTCACGTACGACGGGCCCGCACTCGCGACCGGCGACATGCCCGTCCGAGATCTCGCGCCCGCCCTGCTCGCGCTAGGCAACCTCTTCTCGCAGGCCAGCAAGGTCATACACCCTGAACGCGAGCCAGTGGCGCTGAACATCCGTGCGACCACCGAAGGCTCGTTCGTCGTGCAGCTGATCCTGCACTCCGCCTGGGAAGAGATCCTGGACATCTTCGGTTCAAAGGGCGCTGCAGCGCTCATCGCACTCAAGGAAGCGGTGCTCGCCGGCGGCGCCGGGCTGTTCTGGTTCATCAGGCACCTCAACGGGCGATCAATCGTCAGCCAACAGCCAGTGCCCGGAAGCGACAACATCACAGTCACGCTCGACGACGGCACGACCGTCGACGTGCCCGCGAACGTCCTGCCGCTCTATCTCAGCATCGATATCCGCCGGCGCGCACGCGACGTCGTGCAGCCGCTCACACGCCCCGGCGTCGAGATCCTGCGGTTCCAGGTCGACAAGCACGTCACGCTCGAGCTTCGCACCAACGACGTGCCCGCCTATGACCCGCCCACCGGACCCGTCACGCCACTCGCCGACAACGAGACCGAGATGATCCTCGAGATCGCATCCGTCGCGTTCACCGAAGGCAACAAATGGCGCCTCAGCGACGGCGACCGGATATTCGCAGCCGCCATCGAAGACCACGAGTTCCTTGCACGGGTCGAAGAAGGCGAAGAAGCGTTCCGAAAAGGCGACAGGTTGCGAGCCAACATGCGGGTCATCCAGATCCAAGAAGGTGACCGCCTGCGCACCGACTACATCGTCACCAAGGTCACCGAGCACGTCCCGCGCCCCACCCAAATGCGACTCGACGACCCAGACACCACCTAGCATCCCGCCAGCCCTACGAGAGGTAGCACTCGACACCCAAGCGCCCCTGGCCCAACCGGCCTGGGGCGCTTCTGTCGTTCTAGGGCGCGGTGGTGAGGAGGGGATCACCCAGGCAAGCATCGCTCAGGGTGGCGTCGCCACCATGGCTGACGCGAAGTCATATTCGCAGTGACGGCACCGCATCGTGCCCTTCTTGACGTCCTCGCCGCAACGCGGGCATGTCTTCGTCCTCGGTCGGGTCATGAACCAGATCAGCGAGAGGAAGACGAAACCGAAGAACCCGATCAGCAGGACAACCAGCACCCCGATCCCGGCGCCTGTGGTGCAGGCGTCCTGCGATAGCTGATCGGCTTGTTTGGTGCAGTTGCTGGCGCCGGCGCCGAGCACTGCCCAGGCGATGATCAGCGCGGACCAAATCCACAGCGCCCACGTCATCTTTCTCCATTTGCGCATCGGACGCTCCTGACTAGGCGGTGATCGTGATCGTCCAGGGGCCGACCGCGTTTATCTCAAACGAGTGACGCCCCTTCTTGAGGAAGGTGCTGCCGTGCGACCCGGTCGAGTTGACGGGCACGCCGGCGTTCGGGCTGCCAAGCTTGTCGATCGAATCGAAGATCGAGAAAAGACCACCCTGCGCGGTCCATCTGAGCGTCGAGTTCTTCGCGAGCCTGAACGGCGCGAGGGTCTTACCGCCGTTGCCGCTGAAGTGTTTGACCACGACGGGCTTGTGCTTCGTGGCCGCTTCGCCCGTCGGAGCGATCAGCGCGAACCAAACGACGGCAGCAACCAACATTCCCGCACGCGTCATTGAACTGCCCCCTCTCGATATGGCCTGGCGCCCCTGACCTGAGAATTCTCTCACTAGCCGCGCCTCAAGGGGGAGAACATTGTGCCCCCACGTCCTATCTCATCCCAACACGCAAGAGATTTCAGAGGTTGACGCAGAGCGAGGGGCGCACACATCATGGATGGAGGGGGCACGCTGATGAGCAGGCTGGACGAGCGTGAAGACGGAACGCGCGGACTTGTGGTCATCGATGGACACGGCATGTCGGCGGACGATGCTGCCTGGGCGCTGATTGCGGACGCGGCCGAACGCGGGCTGTCCTTGCCTGGGCTCAGCTCTTCTTGCGCTTTGAAGCTGGAGCGGGTGATGTCTGCTGGTGATCGCGCTGCCGGGCTTCAGCCTCGAGCACTCCCACAACCTCGTCGTCAGCCGAGCTGACGCCCGGGCGCGCAGCTCGCCGCGCGGCGGCGATCGGGTACTCATAGAACCGCTCGGGTACTTCGCCTAACGCTTGTGCCAGGGCCTCGATGATCCGCGCCTCCGGCACCCGCCCTGGGCTCCGTTCGATCGCCTCGATGGTCTTCTCGCCGATGCCTGGATCTCCGGGATGCACGGTCTTGCGCGAGAGCACCGAGACGCTCCAGCCCTGTTGCCGCCGCAGCGCGGGCAGCAGCTCGTGAATGAGCTCGACCACAAACGGCGATGCAACCCGTTGGACAATGGCTTGACAACCAACAGAGTAGCTCCCTACAGTCTGTGGGGTGATTGAACGTAGAACGGTGACCAAGCTCAAGCTCGCGATCGTCCGGACGGGCGTCGCTCAGAAAGACATCGCCGCCGAGCTAGGAATGGATCAGGCGCACCTGTCGCGGATCGTGAACGGCTTGCACGCCGACGACGCTACTCGTGAGGCCATCACCGATGTGCTTCGACGGCATTTGCCCGACCTGCAGCCAACAGACGTATGGGATCAGGAGGCTGCGGCGTGAGTTCGTCGTCGGGGACGAGGGTCTTGTTGGAGTGCGTGTTGGATGCGCGCGCGTTGAATTTGGAGCAGGCGCGGTTGCTGTTTGACCCGTCGGTCGAGGTGGACAGCTTGCTCGAGTTGCCGGCGGCGTTGCTGCGCGCGGGCGCGCCGGCGGTGCTGGTGAGCGAGTTGTCGGTGTTGTGTCGCCGGGTGCTCGAGTCGAACCTGCTGGAGGGTGAGCGCGAGCGCGTGCTGGCGGGTGTGCTGGACGAGCAGCTGGCCGCGATCCGGGTATTGCCGGTCGCCGGGCGATTGACGGCGAAGGGGATCGCGCGTGCTGTGCGTGGCCCGCTCGGCGTGGTCCTCGACGGTGGCGGCGGCGACGCGGTGCGGTACTTCCGCGCGTGCTGCGCGGTGCGCGATGTTGTCGCGGCGGTGCCGCGCGCGCAGCTGCTGGCGCCCGCTGTTCGCCACGAGCTGCGTGAGCGCAAGTTCAGGCTGCTCGCCGAGCTCGCTGCAGCTGAGATCGCAGGCGTCGTGGACGCGGTGGCGGCCTGATGGCGCTCGTGGCGTGTTTTGCTTGTGCGCGTAGCCGTTGGGGTGCGTGTTGGCGTCATGGCGGTGGTGGGCCGCGTGAGCTTGTTCTTCCTGGCGCCTTGGCGCTGTGTTCTTCGTCGCAGGAGTTCTCCACGCGCGGCGAGGCCCCCGACCCCAAGATCGGGTTGCCGTCATCGGTCCGCGTCCTATCCCTCCCCCTGGGGGCGCGGACCGTTGACGATGTCGGACGGGTGGTGGCGGCGTGATCGTTCATGTGGTGCCGCACGCTGGTGTTGAGCAGGCGCGGATGGAGATGCGCTGGTGCGGGATCACTGTCGCGGCGTTGCAGGCCGCTGATGATCTTGGCGGGCCGGCTGATCTGATCTTGATCGCGGTCCCGGCTGGTGAGGGCCGCTTGCTGGTCGCGTCGTTGACGGGTGGTCCGGCGTTCGCGCCGGTGCCGCGCGAGTGTTGTCGCGATTGTGGTGAGTCGTTGGCGGGCCCGTCGCCTGACGGGCGTTGCGGTTGGTGCCAGGAGGAGTTCGCGCGGCCTCCCGGGGTCGGCGCATGACGGGCGCCTTGATCTTGGTGGTGCTGTTGCTGAGCCCGTTCGCGGCGATCGGCGTGATCGTGGCGGGTGCCGCGCTGGTGTTCTGGCTGCGCGGACGCCGGACGGGCGCTGTCGAGCGCGAGCGTGTGATGGCCGACAGCGTGGCGGAGTGGATCGCTCTGCCGCCGGCGGGCCTGGCTGACGACCTGCTTGGCTTGGGCGGCGCGAGGGCGCGGTCATGGCTGTGACGGGTGGCGGCCAGGAGCGTGATGCGCGTCTTCGGGCCGCGCAGAGCAGCACCCGGCGGCCGAGTTGGACGCAGCCGATCTGCGATCCCTGTTGGATCAGCCGCCACCCGGCGCGACCGTCAACCCGCCTACTGTCGCCGGACGCTGAGACCTGCGCTTTCTGCGGCCGTCAGACGACATCGGGCATCTACGTGCGCGTCGACCCGAAGACCGTCCCGTTCCCGGCGACCCGGGAGGCCTGATGACGACGACGTTCTCCGAGCAGAGCGCGGGGAGGTTGTTCGGCGACGTCGTGGGCCCCGCCAGGTCCTGGGAGTGCGCGAGCCACGAGATTGAGGCTGCTCCGGCGTCGGCGATCTTTGTGCGGGGCATCTGGGGTGGACGGCGGCAGACGATCCGCATCGATCCTGAAGAGGTCGACGAGCTCGCGCGTCGCCTTCACCAGGCCAAGCGCTACGTGCGAGGTGGTCGATGACACTTCCCAGCAGAAGCACTGGTGAGCGGCGCGCCCGGGCCAGCGTGACGGTCCTGGATGAGCGTCGCACCGCGGCGCTGCTGTACCCACGGTCGGCGCGGCGTGTGTTGGCGGTGCCCGGGTCTTGGTCTGCGAGAGCGGCTGTCATGGGGGCCGGTGTCCTGCCCTCGCCGGTCCCTGACAGCGCCGGTCGTGAGGGTCGGTCGTGACCGGTGTGACGGGCGTCGTGCCGGTCCGGGAGCGTGCGGGGCGCACCGCGGTTGATCGTGCGCAGGCGCGTCTTGATGACGCGTTGGCGGCGTATCACGCCGCGGCGGATGTCGTGCTTGGGCTGCCGTTGGATGCCGGCCTGGAGTTGCGTGACGCGCGGCTGGCGATGTGGGCTCTGCATCGGCCCGTGGACGAAGCGCGTGTCGCGTTGCGTGGTGCGCGGTTGCGATCGGATCGTCGGCGATGACCGGCGGGATTGGGGTGGTGCCGGTGCAGGCAGCTGGATCGTCGTCTCTCAAGGGCGGGTTCGTTCGGTGGGCGCGTGAGACCGTGCCGGCGCGTGGACTGTCGCGCGGGCAGGCGCAGGTGCTCAAGGAGCTCGCGTCGCGCGCGGATCGTGATGGGTGCTGTTACCCGTCTGTGCGCGCGATCGCTCAGGGCGTCGTGCTGAGCGAGCGTCACACCAAGCGGCTGCTGGGCGAGCTCACTGAGCTGGGGTTGGTTCTCTCGCACCATCGTGGGCGCGGGCGCAGCGCGCACCGGCAGCTGTGCCCGCACGCGCCGTTGCCGGTCGTTGGTGGTCAGCTGTCGTTTGATGACCTGCTCGCGCAGAGCGTGCCCGCGGCGTATGGCCCGGCCGCGGCCAAGGAAGGATTCATCCCGCCGTCGCCGGTTGTTGGAGTGCCATTGGCGTGTTTTGGAGTGCCATCTGATGGCCCGCAGAAGTACCAGACGGAAGAAAAAGAAGGGGCGGCAGCGCGCGAGCATGTTCTCGAGGAGCACCTGCACGACGTCCTGGCGGTGCTGGAGGGCGCGCCGGGCCTGGTCGTCGAGCCGATGTCGGTCAACAGCGCGCTCGCGGCGTACCCGCAGGCAGCCGGGCATGATCATCTGCGGGCCGCGCACACCGTCGCCAGCTACGCCTTTGAGGGCGGCCTACGTGTGCCGGCGGCCAACCGGCTGCTCCTCGCGGAGTTGCGCAAGCAGACCAAGCCGGTCGCCGGATCGCCGACGACAACGAGTCGCGGCGGTGGTGAGCGTTGGCATGAGGGCCGCCGGCGGCCGGTACCGGCGGGGAAGCCGCAGAACGAGTGGGATCGCGTCCTGCAGGACGAGTTGCGTCGGCTGCGTGGCAGCGATTCGCTGGTGCCGGCGGGCTGGACATGAGCGAGTGGGCGATGTTCTGCTCGTTGATGCGTCACGGCTGGCCGGGTGACTTCACCGACGAGGCCGCTGCCGCATACAGCGCCCTCCTGGAGGGCACTCAGCCGGCTCAGATCGTTGAGGCGATGCGTCGCCTGCAACATCGCGGCCAGAAGTTCCGGCCGTCCGTCGCGGAGCTCTTGGGCGAGCTGCGCGCCGACTACACCCAGCCGACGTTCGAGGAGGCCTTCGCGGTGCTTTGGGGACCGAGGGGCATCCTGCACTCGGCACGCTACGCGGAGAAGGTGCGGTTGGTCCACCCGTTGATCGCGGCGTTCGTTGCGCGTCGCGGCCTCGCGTTCCTGCGCGACCTGCGGCCGTTTGACGAGCAGGACGGGCACTGGGTCCGCAAGGACCTCCTGGAGTCATGGGACCGTCATGTCGAAGCGCTTGAGGGCCGCGAGATCGCTGTGCTGGCAGCCGGCGGCGGCCCGCGCGAGCTGCGCCAGATGGACCCGCTGAAGTCCCTTGATCTCCCTGCGCCGCTGACACTCGCCCAGGCCAACGCCGAGGCAGGCCAGTGACCGGTCAGCTCGCGCTGCTCGCACAACCTAGGTTCTGCCCGGCGGTTCATTGCCAGGTGCCGTGCGGCGCCGGGATCCCCGGCCTTGTCTGCACGTGCCGGCCGTGTAGCTGCGAGCGCTGCCGGCGGCGGCGGGCACGCGCGCGGTACCGCCGGTTGCCGGCATTCGAGCTTCAGATGCGGGCCTTCAGCCCGGGTCTCGTTCAGCAGCCACGCCTGTTCACCTCTACTCGTGAAGGAGCAGCAGTCTCGTGACGACGATCATCAAGGAGCGCCTCGCCGCGCTCGACAGCATCAAGCTGTACCGGGGCAGCCATCGCGCGCCGGCGCCTGGCGTGAGCCCGTCCGACATCGAGATGTGCGCGCGTGAGGTCGTGGCCTGGCTTGCCGGTGAGCCACACTCGGCGCGCCCGCAGTGCCAGTGCCCGGTTATCGGCGCGATGATGATGAGCTTCAACGATCGCGCCGACGACGAGCCGCGGCAGCTGCTCATCGCTCACGACAGCGACCGTGTGAGGTCGGTTGCGGTGCGGTCGATCGGGACCGCCGGCGACGGCCATCAGCAGCAGCGCGCGTATCTGGCTGTCGACTTCTCCGTCCGCTTCGCGCTCCCCGTGATCCTCGACGCGGTCAACCACGCCGACAAGGCCGCCGTTCTGCGAGCGCATCCGGAGATCGTCGATCGAGCGACAGCTATCGCCGCCCGAAAGCTCATCAGCGAGATCCGCGGCGACCTCCCGTCCTGGTCAGAGATCCGCGCGCAGCGCCGTGCCGTCATCGAAGCGAAGGTCCTCGAGCTCTTCAAGGAGAAGCGCGCGGCCGGCGCGGCCTACGCGGCCTACGCGGCCGACGCGGCCTACGCGGCCGACGCGGCCGACGCGGCCTACGCGGCCGACGCGGCCGACGCGGCCGACGCGGCCGACGCGGCCGACGCGGCCTACGCGGCCGACGCGGCCTACGCGGCCGACGCGGCCGACGCGGCGGGGGGCGGCCGTTGGGATGTGATCTACGACGCGGTGTACAAGGTCATGCGGGCGAAGGTCGAGGAGGCACTCGGCGACACGTTCAGGGTCGCGCGGGCCACGATCGACGCTGAGTGCCTGGGGCTGCTGGAACGGATGTGCAGCCTCGGTGAGGAAGAGCGCCAGGTCACGATCGCGGCGGCCGCGGCATGACCACCGCGAGCGTGCTTCCGCTCGCGGGGCTGCGTGTCGTCGACGCCGAGGATCCCGATGTCGATCAGCGCGTCGAGGTTGTCGTGGATGGCGTCGCGATCGCGCAGGTCGCGGCGAGCAAGCGTGGCGTACGCGATGACGATGCGTGGCCTGAGCGACATGAGGACCAGCGGCGGGTTCTATGTCGCGCAGGCGCGTGACCGCATGGGTTCCCCTGCGTCAGGAGGCGACCATGCCTGAGCGCTGCCCCTGCTGTGGTGCTCACGAGTTCGAGCAGCGGCCCGAGTGCGCGTCGCGCCAGCGCGACGCTCTCGCGGGCGGGATCCGCTCGATGCTGGGATCGCTCCCGTTCGTCGCGCCCGAAGCGCTCGCCGGCATGGTTGTGCAGAAGCTCGCCGGCGCGATGAGCGTCGCCGGCCTGCCGATCAAGCCCGACCGATCAGGACGCGACGATGCCTGATCCCGGGATCCGCGTCACCGTCCAGGACCTCGTCACGGGTGACTCCGAGACGCAGGAGATCCACGACGACTACGTGATCGTCTGCGCCGGCACCTGCTACGTCGCGCACGTCAACGACTACCCGACGAAGGGCACCCAGATCCTGACGGTCAAGGGTCGACTCGGCCTCGGAGGCGACCATGGCTGAAGCGGTCTTCCTGACGTACCTGGAGGCGCAGGTGGCCGCTGCCGGCGCCGCCGGCGAGCTGGCCGCACGTCTGCCCGATCCGTTCGAGCTCGCCTCGCTCACGGTGTTCAGCAGCGAGGGAGCCTGGTTCGCTCGCATCCGCACCGACGTCTTCCTCGGGGTGAAGGTGACGCCCAATGGTTGAGGCCGGCACGACGTACAACATCGTGGTGCAGGCGCCCGATGTGCTGCCGGGCCCGTTGCGTCCCTGGTTCGTGCGCGCGTTCCACGCCGGCGACCAGACGCCGATCGCGACCGCCGAGCATCACGACCTGAAGCTCGCGGCCGACGAGGTGTTCGAGCGGCTGCGCGAGCACATCGAGGAGCGCATGGGCCGCGATGCGCACTTCGGTCTCGGCGACGCGCCGCACGGCGGCGCCGGCTTCAAGGAGTACACGCTCGACGATCACGACGAGATCCTTCAACGCGAAGAGCTCCCGGTCTGGTGCGCGCGCGTCAACGAGCTCGTGCTCGCCGATCCGCTCCTGAACGCTCACCAGCTGCGCAACATGCATGGCGAGTTCGCGTTCTCGCCCGGCAGCTGCCCGCTTTGCAAAGCGCTCGCCGACATCGAGGTCCAGGTCCGCGACGAGATCCTCGGAGCGCGGCATGGGTGAGACCGCCAGAGCATCGGAGGTGGCGCGATGACGCGTCGGCAGAGGTGTGCGCGGGCGGAGCGCGCACGGGCTCACGCGGAGCGTCGCGACGGGCGGAGGGAGCCCGGAGCGGAGCAGCTGAGCACGCAGCGCGCGGCCGCGCGCCGGCAGCGAGATGAGCAGCGACGTCATGACCGCAAGGGCACCCCTGCGTCAGGAGCCAACCGGTGACGGTTCCACCGCTCCCACCGCATCTCCTCGAGCTGCTCGGACGCGATCCCGCCAGGGACCGCAACGCGCTGGACCTGGCGAGCTTCTACGTCGAGGGTCTGAAATACGGGCCCGGCCCCGGCCAGCTCGAAAGCGTGAGCGACGAGCAGATCGTCAACCAGCTCGAGGTCCTACTGCGCGATGCCGGCGTCACGTCGATGACCGGCCGGCAGCTCGCGGAAGCGTATGAGTTCTACGCGCGGTCTCTGGCGCTCACGCTCCGCGTACCGCTGATGGTCACCAGGACCGTCTTCCTTGACGGGCTGGTGCATGGCATCGCGCTCGCGGGCGATGTCCGAGGCGAGCCCAGAGGTCCGCGCGCGGCGGGAGGCGACCATGGCTGAGCGCGTGGCGCTGGATGTCGGCGACGTCGTCCTCCTGGACTCTGTCGGCGCGCGATGCATCGAGATCGAGCCGTCGGGTGAGGTCGGCGTCATCCTCGATCTCGAGGGGCGCCTGAACAAGCTGCAGGTTCGCGACGTGCACCGCTACATCCTGTCGGCGGGCAGCGCGGCGGAGCTGATCGCAGAGCTCGTCGTCGCTGCCCAGGAGGCGGCTACACGCGGCTCATCTATGGGCATCACGGGCGGCCCGACGTTCCAAGCCGAGCTGGATGCGGCGATCGCCACCGAGCAGAAGCGCCGCGGCCTGTACCGAGGAGCCAACGGTGGCTGAGATCGAGACGGTCTCCTGGCAGGACATCGAGGACGCGATCGCCGCAGCGGTCGTGCCCGCCGAGATCGTTGTCGCGACCGCATCGATTGAGCAGGGCGAGATGTTGCTCGAGGCGATCGCGCGCCGGCTTGGCGCGGGCGGCACCGCTCAGCGCGCGGGCTGTCTGCATTTGCCCGGCGCCGTTGTGCGCGTCGTCACCGACGACGACCAGATCGAGCAGCTGCGCCCGACGCGCGTCCTGATCCCGCAGACGCTGACCAACACCCGGCTCGAGCACCGCCTACGCGCGTGCCTCGCCCGCCACGGAGGCACGCATGCCTGATCTCAATCCAGCGATGCGTCGCCCGGATGAGCCACTGGTGGACGCCTGCCGGCGCGTGGCGATCGACGCTGTCTACCAAGCGCGCGACAGCGGCGGGACGATGCACACCGCCGGCGCGGCCGCGGCCGATGCCGTCCTCGCGCTGCTCGCACCAATCGACGACCACCTGGTCCACATCGGGCGAGAGCGCTTCACGGTCACGCACCCGCTGACCGAGCGCGCCGACGGCACGATGCACCTCTGCGCGCTGCATCAGTGGCTGAGCGAGCAGGGCAGCCCGCCGGCGCCGCCCGGGCGCTACCGCGCGATCGAGCACCAGCCTGACGCGTACAGCGAGGACTACCGCGCCGATCCGTGGGAGCTCGAGCTCCTCGAGGACGACCGCAGCGGGACCACTGCGTCAGGAGACGATCGTGGCTAGCCGCCCTAGTCCGCCATACGGGCGGCTGGCTGCCGAGATCCCGCAGGTCGCGCTGCGCACAATCTGGCGCGACCGGCTGATCGTCGGCGCGCTGAACCTCATCGCCGGCCAGCCCGGCGTCGGGAAGAGCAGCCTCACCGCACTCATCGCCGCCGAGCTCTCCCGCCAGGGCAAGACGATCATCCTCAGCAACTGCGAGGACGATCCCGGCAGCGTCACGGTGCCGCGCCTATCGGTGGCCGGCGCAATCGAGTACGTCATCCAGAAGACCGGCACGGCCTGCGTGATCATCGACCCGATCGGCGCGCACTTCCGGCCGGAGCGCCGCGCGCATGATCGCGAGACGCTGCGCCAACTCGCCGGCATCGGCCGTCGCACGAACTGCGCGATCGTCGCCGTGCACCACACCACGAAGGCCGGCGAGGTCGGCGGTCCGAACAGCGGCCTACGCGGCACCGCGCGCGCGGTCTATGTCTACGGCTTTGATCCCGACGACGAGGACCGCCGCGCGCTCTCGGTCGACAAGATCAACGGCGTCGCCGAGCCGCCAGCGATCCTCTTCGAACAGGAGGTCGTCGAGTACTCGATCGGCAAGACTGTCCTCGAGGCCGGCAAGCTGCGCAAGGTCCGCCAGTCCAACGCACGGGCCAGCGTGCACCGCGGCCGCCGCGACAACGAGCGCGACGCTGCGTGCCACGAGTGGCTGAGCGAGTACCTCGCGGGCTGCGAGGACTGCGCTCGAGCTGCGACCGACATCAAGGCCGCCGGCCGCGAGGAGGGCTACGGGGAAGCGACGCTGCGACGCGCGCAGACCACGCTGCAGGTCGAGCACGCCCGCCTGGGCGGCTTCGGCGCAGACGGCCACTGGACATGGCGGCTCCCGGATGAGCACCCGCTGCGCATAATCGCGAACGACCCAGAGGAGGTCGCCGGGTGAACGCGCACAACGTCAACCGCGACGAGCTGCCGGTGGTCCCTGGCGAGGTAGTCGGATGGCGGGCCTGGATCGTCGTCACCGCCGGCCACCGGGAGCCGCGGCTGCGGTCGCTGTACTACGGCGTGATCTGGCCGACCGACGACTGGCTGCTCGCAGCCGACGGAGAGCACCGCGGCTACGACCCGCACGGCATCTGCGCGGCCCGCGACCGGCAGCACCTGGTCGAGATGCACCGCTACGGCTCCAGCGCACATCCGCGCTACGTCGAAGGCGGCGGCGAGCGCCGCGGCATCGCCGCTATCGGCGCCGTCGGGCTCGCCGGCCTGGTCATCCCAGGGGACCGCGGTTACCGCGCCGAGAAGGCCAGGCCCCTGAGCATCCTGCTGCCCTACGCCGCCTGGGAACTCGTCGAGCCACTTCGCCGCGCCTACCGGGTGCCCGTCGGGCTCTCGAACGTGCTGGTCAACGCAGGAGGGCACTGTGGACATCGGTCCTGAGCAGCCCCCGTTCATCGCCGAGCCGCTCCGGGACCCGTTCCGGTCGGCGCCCGAGCCGGAGCCCGAGCCCGCCGCGCCGGAGCCCGAGCCAATCCACCAGCCCGCCGAGCCCACCCGCGCGTGAGCTCGACAGCAGACACCTTGGTGGGCGAGGGAATCGCGTCGGAGCCGCGGCCGCGCCCACGCGCGGCTAACGGCTCATTCACTCGAGCGGACGCGCCCTCGCCCACCAAGACGGGCCGCGGCGGCTTCACCGGCAGCCCGATCACCGCCTGGTGCTCGCGCTGCCAGGACCACGCGGTGCCGATGCGCGACGGCACTGCGGCTTCTGCGGCCGCGCGATCAGCAATCACGCCCCCCCCCGACAGCACAAAGGAGAAGCGCTCGTGTCCAAGCCAGCCATAGCTGACCGCCCGCCCGCGGTCGAGACCCCGGCGACGGCGATCCGCGCGCGCCTCGTGACGATCACGCCGCAGCTCGCCGAGAAGTGGCTGAGCAAGAACACGCACAACCGCAACGTCGTCAACTCGCGCGTCAACCAGTACGCCGCCGACATGCGCCGCGGCGAGTGGCGAGTCAACGGCGAGACCATCAAGCTGGCAGTCGACGGGACGATCCTCGACGGCCAGCACCGCCTCATGGCCGTGCTCGAGGCTGGCATCGAGATCCAGAGCCTGGTGATCTCGGGCCTCGAGGCACAGGCACAAGAGACGATGGACCAAGGACGCGCGCGCACGCTGTCTGACGTCTTCAAGCTCCGTGGCGAGAAGTACTGGGGTCCGCTGGCGACAGCGACGCGGATGCTGGCGATCTACGAGCTCTACGGCCAGCTGCTGCAGCCGCCATACGAGCCGACGCCGAGCATCCAGCAGGCCGGCCGCTCGCTGGATCGCAACCCGGAGCTGCGCTCGAGCGTCGCGTTCGTCTTCGGCCTACGCCGTAGCTGGATGCCGTCCAGCCACCTTGGCGCGCTGCACTTCCTGCTCGCCAGCGTCGACGCGGACGCCGCCGACGACTTCGTCACCAAGCTGAGCACCGGCGAAGACCTGCAGCGCGGCCACGCGATCTACGCGCTGCGCGAGCAGCTGATGCAGGTGCACATGGAGCGCACGCCGCTCGGCCAGCGCATGCAGCTGGCGCTCATCGTCAAGGCGTGGAATGCGTATCTGGCCGGCGACCACGTCGCGCGGCTGCGCTGGACGCCGGGCGGCCCGCAACCTGAGGTGTTTCCCACCATCAGCGGCCTGGCGACGGCCGGCGACGGCGACGACCGCAATGGACCCACTGCGTCATGACCGATCTCGACATCGACCTCACGATCGTCATCCCCAACAAGCTCGACGCGTGCCGCCGGCTGGGCGTCGACCCAGACGTGCTGTTCGGCGTGAGCGCCGGGCTGCGCGGCCAGCTGGAGGAGCGTTACGGGCGCCGTCACGCCGTCTCACCGGTCCAGCGCGCCAACGCTGTCGCCGCCGACCTCGTTCTGCTCGGCATGACGATTCAAGACGAGGGGCTGCTGTGCCCGCCACCGCCGACCGCGGACGAGGAGCGGGATGTCGCACGACACGTCGCCGACGACGACCACGGACCGTTCGACCCGGAAGATCTCGTGAGCTGGGCCGAGACTTATGGACACCCCGAGGGCTGGGCGAAGCGCGCCCAGGCCGCGCACGCGCGCGCCGAGCGCCTCCAGGAGGAACTTCGAGCCGCCCGTGACGCCGCGCCCCAGGCACCCGGAGCCGGCACGTGACGCCGCAGGACTACACCCGGGTGATCACGCACGCGCACGCGATCCGGATGTTCGCCCGCGAGGTCGACGGCGTCGACGAGGCGCTCGAGCTGATCGAGCGCGCCGAGACCGTCGGCCCGATCCTTGACGCCACGCTCTACCAGCAGCGCTCCGGCGCGATGCGCGAGGACCGCGACACCTTGCGAGCGGTGCGCGCGCTCGCGCAACTGGGAGCGCGCACATGACCGCCGCCTCGATCACGCGCGCCTCGGACCTGACCAAGCTGACGCTCGTCGTGCTGCGCGCGGTCCATGAGGTAGGCACGCCTACCGCTTCGCGCGACGCGATCCGCCAGATCGTTCCGTGCAGCGACGCCGGCCTCACGCGCGCGCTGAACACCCTGCGCCGCCACGGGCTCGTCGAGCTCGGCGCCTGGCCCGCGCTGCTGAACCTCGTCACGCGCGCCGGCCACCAGGTGCTCGACGAGCACTACCACCGGTCGCCGCGCTGCCGCGCCTGCGGATGCACCCAGAACGTCGCCTGCGATGGCGGGTGCTCCTGGGCTGAGCCCGATCTGTGCAGCAGCTGCGCGACGGAGGTGCTCTTCTGATGCAGACGTCTCTGTTCAGCGCGGGACTACAGCGCGCCGGCACCCCCGTGATCGCGAGTGCGTCGTGCTGGTACTGCTGCGGCATCGGCGTGCTCGAGGCGACCGACATGTTCTGCGGCGCCGGCGGCAGCTCGCTGGGCCTTGAGTTCGTGTGCTGCCCGGCCTGCGGCCGGCAGCTGATCACGATCACGCAGGCGATCAACCACTGGGATCTCGCTGTCGAGGCGCACAACGCGAACTTCCCCAACGCCGATCACGACGTCCACGACGTCCATGAGATCCCGGCCAAGCGCTTCCGGCGCACGCCGGTGTTCTGGGCCAGCCCGGAGTGCGTGAACCACACCAGCTGCAAGGGCAAGCGCGACGACAGCCCCGAGGCGCAGCGATCGCGCGCGACGTTCACGGACATCGTCAGGTTCACGGCCTATCACCGCTATGACGCGGTGATCGTCGAGAACGTCGTCGAGGCCAGATTGTGGTGCGAGCACGAGGACTGCGCGTGCGGCGGCGAGTTCGACGCGTGGTATCAGGCGATGCTCGACGAGGGCTACGTCGGGCAGATCGCCTACTTCAACAGCCAGTTCGCGTTGCCGACGCCACAGAGCCGCGACCGCATGTACGTCGTCTTCAGCCGCGTCGGCGCGCGGCTGCCGAACGTCGACTTCCGGCCGATGTCGTGGTGCTCGTCGTGCACCCAGGTCGTGCATGGCATCCAGACGTGGAAGCCGGCGTCCAAGGGCTCCGCGCGCGAGCGGATCTTCGAGTGGGGCCGCTACGGCCCGCAGTACCTGTACCGCTGCCCCAACGATGGCTGCGCGGCCGCGGTCGCGCCGGCGGTGATCGGCGCTAGGTCGATCATCAACTTCGGCCTGCCGATCGAGCGGATCGCTGACAAGCCGCCGACGCTGTGCCGGTCGTGCGGCAAGCGTCACCCGGTCGCGTGCAACACGCGCCGGCGCATCCGAGTCGGCATACAGAACGTCGGGTCCCGGGTGCCCGTCGCGGTGCAGGTCGGCGGCAACCTGTTCGAGCGCGCCGGCAAGGCGCGGGTGTGGTCGCTGGAGGATCCGCTGCGCACCATCACCGGCACGTCGTGCATGGCCTTGGTCACGCCGATGCGCGACGGCAGCGTGCCGGCGAGCGCGGCCCAGCCGACGCCGACCGTCACCGGCCGCTCGCAGCTGGGGCTCGTCACGCCCGCCGGCGGGCAGGACGCGGCCGCGCGCAGCATCGACGACGCGATGCACACGGTCCTCGGCAGCGAGCGTCTCGCGGTCGTGCTGCGCACGGGTGGGCAGGCAGCGGCGGAGCGTGATGCTGCCGAGCCGCTGAACACGGTCACCTCACATGACCGCCAGATCGGCCTGGTCATGCAGAACATGGAGCACAACCTCCCGCGCGACGTCGACGAGCCGAGCCCGCCGGTCACGACACGCGGCAACCACATGCTGGTGCAGGTCAACCGCGGCGACGGCAAGGACCGCAAGCGCGCCGGCCGGCGCGCATGGGACGTCGACGAGCCCACGCCGACGATCGCGGGGCATGGCGAGCTCGGTCTCGTCGAGTTCCGTGGTCAGCACGGCACCATCCGCGAAGGCGACGCGCCGATGCACACCGTCACCGCGCAGGGCACCCACCACGGCATGCTCGTCTACAACGGCGTGCCCGGCTTCGTGCGCGACCTACAAGATGCCGCCGGGACGATCACCGGCCGCGACAAGCAGAGCCTGCTGGTGCCGTACTTCCGCACCGGCGTCGCGCGCGGCACCGACGAACCACTCGGGACCGTCACATCACACGACCGCGAAGCCCTCGTCATCACCGACGCCGACGTCGACGAGATGTTCCTGCGGATGCTGCAGTGGGAGGAGCTGCTGCGCGCGCAGGTCATGGACCTGCACCCCGACGGCACGCCCTACCAGCTGACCGCGAGCCGGCGCAACAAGCGCGGCAAGATGGTCGAGCTGAGCAACGAGCTGCGCACGAAGATGATCGGGAACGCCGTCAGCTGCCCGGTCGCGACGATGCTCGGCGCGGCTGTCATGGAGTCGCTGCGATGACCGGCGCCGCGCGCCGCCGGCGCTCCTATGGCGAGCGGACAGCGCCGGCGGCAGCGGCGCCTGTTCAGGAGGCCCTCTTCACGTGATCGGGCTCTGCGCTCAGCACGAGATCGATCCTTCTCGCGGCGTGCCTGCGCCAGGTCGTGCCGTCGGCGTCCACGATCCAGTCGCGCACACCGCCGTCGAGCATCGGCTGCACGCGAACGGCGCCGTCGTCGAAACCCCACACCATCAGCCGCCCGACCTCCTGGGCCGCGAGCCGGCACACGGCCAGCCACTGCAGCGGCGCGAGAGGATGGCCCGCATAGCTGACGGCTTCCATGGCACGCGAGCCTACGGCGGGCGGACATGACGACCGGCGCGTTCCCGACCGCCGCGCCGTTCGCGTGGTACGGCGGCAAGCAGCGCATGGCGCCGGCGATCGTGAACCTGCTGCCGCCACACCGCACCTACGTGGAGGCGTTCGGCGGGGCCGCGGCAGTCCTGTGCGCGAAGCGGCCGGCGGTCCTCGAGGTCTACAACGACGTCGACGCCGGCCTCGTCACGTTCTTCCGGGTCCTGCGCGATCGCCCCGAGGAGCTGGAGCGCGCATTGCGCTTGACGCCCTACGCCCGCGACGAGTTCGCGCAGTGCGTCCAGACCTGGGAGGCGATCGAGGATGACCTCGAGCGCGCGCGCCGCTGGTACGTCCGCTGTCGCCAGGCGTTCGCCGGGTCGGCGGCGACGGTCGGCTGGGGCTATGAGATCAGCGGAGTCCAGCGCGCGGGCACGCGGGCGTCGTCGTTCGCGACCTCGGTAGAGCAGCTGGAGCGCTTCGCCGAGCGCTTCCGTCGCGTGCAGATAGACCAACTCGGCTGGGAGGCCGTGCTCGAGCGCTACGACGGCCCTCAGACCTGCTGGTACCTCGATCCGCCGTATCACCCGGCGACGCGTGGCGAGCGCGGATTGCGTCGCAACGCGGCCTACGTGCACGAGCTGGACGCCGCGGGCCATGACGACCTTGTCGCGGCCGCGATCGCCCTCAAGGGGTCGGTCGTCATCTCCGGCTACGACCACGAGTCCTACCGCCCGCTGGTTGACGCCGGCTTCGAGCGGTTCACGTTCGCCCACAACGCGTCGGCGTCGCGGGTGTTCAGCGGCCGCGGCGTGCGCACGGAGGTTGTTTGGCGCCGGCTTGAGGCGGGCGTGCACCACATCTCGCGCTTGTGGTCTGACGACGAGGCCTCCCTTGCGTCGGACGTAGACGACGGTCAGATCCCAGGCCAGCTCACGGTCGAGCAGGTCCTCGCCGACCACGACCGCAAGGGAGCCCCTGCGTCATGACCGGCCTCGCCGCCATCGCGCATCTCGGAGACCTACCTTCGTGGCTGACCTGGGGACAGGCCGCATGGACAGCGGGCGACGCCACACCCCTGGAGGCCATCTGGTTCACGGTGGCCTGCTACTGCTGGTGTGGTTGCGTACTCGGCCTGCTCGGCTGGTTGATCGCAGCCGAGGAGCCCGGCGAGGAGACCCTCGTCATCGTCTTCGTCGGAGCGTTCGTTGGCCTGATGTGGCCGATCGTTCTGGGCGCCGGGATGCTCGCGGCGATCGGTTACGCGATCGTCGTGCCGCCGCGGGCCGCTCTGGCGCGCCATCGTCGCTCTGTTGGTGCGGCTCGCGCGGCGGCTGACGCGCGCCGCGACCGGATCGCGGAGCTTGAGCGCGACCTGGAGATCACATGATGGCGGCCTCGACGATGGGCGGGGAGCGCATCCTGAAGCAGATCCGCGACGGTCTGGTCTCGGAGCTCTCCTGGTTTCAGCGCCGCAACCTCCTTGACGGCTCGCCGCCGGCGCCGCTGCGCGAGGCGCAGATCCCGGACAGAGATCGGCTGGAGGAGTACGCCACGGCGGTCGCCGTGGTTTGCGACCTGACCGAGTCGATCCTGAACCTGGAGCAGGCGATCGCGCTCGTCCCGGCGACAGACGATGGCCTGCAGCTCGCGATCGATCGCGCGCTCAGCATCCTGGGTGACTCCGAGTGGCTTGACGGCCGCTCGACGGTCGGCACGCGCGCGATCCGCGATGTTCTCGCGCCGTTCGCGTCGAGGCCGTCATGAGCGCGCTCGTCTGCCCGACGTGCGGTGTGCGCTGGCGGATCGTTGTCGGCACCGACGACATGCAGCGCGCCTGCCCGCTGCACGCGCCCGCAGGCGACCCGCCGGCGCCGCGCGTTCGCGGCGCCGGCCTGCCTGACCTGCAGCCGCAGATCGCGCACGCTCGCCGCCGCACGGCCACCGAGCAGACAGGCTCGGCATGACGACGGCCACGCGCGACGCGCCGGTTCAGGCGCCCGACCGCTCGCTGCAGCAGCGCCGGGCCGCGCTGCGCAAGGCCAACGACATACGGGTTGCGCGCGCCGCACTGAAGCGCAAGCTCAACCACACACGCCGGCCCGATGCGCTGCGCGAGGTCGCGGCGCACATCCTGCAGCCCGACGACACGCTGCTCACGATGAAGGTCGCGGACCTCCTGATGGCATGCCCATCGGTCGGCGCCTACAGGGTGCATCAGGTCCTGACCAGGGGCCGGATCAGCCCCAACAAGACGATCGGCGGTCTCGCCGACGCGCAGCGCAAGTGGCTGGCGTTCGCGCTGTCTCAGATCGCCGGCCGCAGGACGATCGGCTTGCGATGAGCGGCGCGCCGCTGACGGTCGCCGCGGCCGCGCAGCTCGCCGGCGTGCACCCCAAGACGATCCGCCGCGCGATCGATCGTGGTGATCTGCGTGCGATGCGCCCGGGCGGCGGGCGCAAGATCGTGGTCCTCGAGCCGGACCTGGTCGCGTGGCGTGATCAGCCGGTCGTTCCGCGATCGCGCACGGTCGATGTGTCACCGAGGCCTTCCCGCCGGCCGCCGGAGCGGGGTAGCCTCGCGGCCCTGCGTGCAATGGAGAGGAGCCGACGGTGAGCGACGGCCGAAAGTCAAACGGTAAGTGGGTGGACCGCTGGCATGAGGGCACGGTGAAGCGCCAGCGCACGTTTGACCTCAAACGCGACCGTGACACCTTCCGGCGCGAGCGCATCCGCCGCCAGCAGCTCGGCGACGTCGTGATCGTCGCGCGTGACGTCACGCTCGCGGTGTTCGTGGAGGAGTGGTGGCAGGAATACGCGCTCGTCGAGCTCGAGCGCAGCACCCGTGCGACCTACGCGCAGACGTGGGAGAAGCACCTGCGCGCCCGCGTCGGCGGGTTCGCGCTGCGCCAGCTGGACACCGATGTCGTGCTCGACCTGCGCCAGGCGCTCACGAGCGCCGGCGCCGGCGCGCCGACGATCGCCAAGTCCCTCGTCGTGTTGCAGAGCATCCTGAGCTTCGCGGTGCTGAAGAAGCGCATCGCATTCAACCCGGTCGCGAGGGTCCGCAAGCCCTCGATCACACCAAGCCGTCAGGTCGCGCCGATCCCGCCCGCGGTTGTCGAAGACCTCCGCGCGCGCCTGAGCGCGCGTGACGCGATGCTCGTGTCCGTGCTCGCGTACGCCGGCCTGCGGCCGCAGGAAGCGCTCGCGCTGCACGGCGAGGACATCAGCGACCGCAAGATCTTCGTGCACCGCAAGGTCGTCGACGGCGAGCTGCTCGGCTACACCAAGACCCGCCGCAACCGCTGGGTGCGGCTGCTCGGCCCGCTCGCGCAGGACCTCGCCGAGTACCGCCTCGCGACAGGCCGCCGCGACGGGCTGCTGTTCCCGCGCGCGGACGGGGAACCGTGGCGCGCACACGACTGGCGCAACTGGCACCGCCGCATCTACCAGCCGAACGCGGCCGCGGTGGGTCTGATCGGCGCACGCCCGTACGACCTGCGCGGCTCGTTCGTGTCGCTGCTGATCTGGGAGGGACAGACGATCGTGGAGGTCGCCAGGCAGGCCGGCCACAGCGTCGCGACGTCTGACCGGCACTATGCGAGGATGTTCGAGGACTTCGATCCGGACGCCCGGCAGTCGGCCGAAGACGCGATCCGAGCAGCCCGCCAACCTGGTGGACGCGGAATGGACGCGCTCTTCGACCTGGAGGTCGGCCGGTCGTGATCACGAGCCCACGAAATCCCTGCAAAGATGCAGGACACGCCCTCCTAGCTCAGTTGGTAGAGCACTTCCATGGTAAGGAGGTGCAGGGTGTCCACGCAGGGCCTTCCCAGTCATCGGGAGCCGCGAAAACACCTGCTCACGCCCCTGAAACGAGTGGACACCGAGACGCCGCCGGGCGCCCGCTGACCGGTCCTGACGGACGCGCAAAGGACGCGCTGACCGCAGCTCCCAACCCACGGGTTATGCGATACATGCAGAGCGACGCTCGGGCCCGCAACATTCGAGATCGACGCGCGGGCGAGACGGACGCGCAAAGGACACACATGACCTCCGCGCGATCGGGCGCCGCCGTCGGACAAGGCCTCGGGGTAGCCCATGAGCTCGCGGCGACCGCGACCACTGAGCACATGCTCGCGATGGAGGCCGCGCAAACCGCCCTGTTTCATGCGATCAAGGCGGGGGGGAGGCGCTCATCGCGGCACGCCAGCACATTTCACCGGCTGACTGGACGGACTGGTTGAAGAGCAACTTTGGATCCTTGGTTTCAGACGGCACATACCCACATCCGGTTGGCTACCTATCAGGAACTGCTATCGCTGAATATGTCGATGGCCCGCGCGAAGCAGGAGCTGTTCGGCTTACCCCGCGTTGTGCATCCCAGCGCAACCCGAGTTCGGACCTACGACCAGCACACGCGCGCGTCAGCCTTGGAGCTTCGCTCAGGAGGCCTTGCGATCGGCGAGATCGCGGAAACGTTGAGCATTCCACCTCAGACAATCAGAAACTGGGTGCTCGATCCTGAGACGAAAGCCCCAAGAGCAGCGTTCACGCTCGCTGTCGAGGCGCATGCAGAAGGCAAAGGATCAGGAGCGCCTGAGGGAACTCAGGACAGAACGGGCTCAGCGGGGCTGCCGATCGGCAAGCGGGCAAAGCAATCGCCGAAAGCTACGCCTCGGTTCGGAAACTGGCGCAGGCTCTCGACAAGGCTCACTCGCAAGCTCAGAGCAACGCTCACAGGACCCGTCTTAGCGACGCCCTATCAAGGGCCTACGCGATCGAGGACATAATTCAATTTTGCCTTGGCGTCGACGACTCGTGAGCAGGCTCGATCTCACGATGCTTGCGCCGTGTCGCCATCGCGGCGGACAAGGGCGGGCGCCCGTGGTTGTGGCTCGCGAGCGAGGCCGCCGATCACGGCGGCTATCCGCAGCACGTCCTTGCGCGAAGGCGATGTCGGACTGATCTGCGAGACCTACGACGAGCCCCCCGACCATCCGGCGATCACGCCCGAGTTCATCGCGACGTTCGACCCGCCGACCGTTCTCGCGCTGCTCGATCTTTGTTAGGTCGCGCCAGGAGGTCGCCGACGTGCGTGACGAGGCCGAGCGCCTGCGCGCGGCGTTGTGCGATCTGCTCGGCAACTCAGAGTTGCCGGTGCGACCGCCCGCTCGTCGTCGAGCCGTGCTCGAAATGTCGATGCACGCGCGTCCTGGATACGTGACCTTCTCGACCGTGTTCGCTCAGGGATGGGAAGCGGCCGGCCGGGACCTGCCGGAGCCCGACATCTCTCACGGGCAATGCAGGCATGGCCGATTGACCTCGCCGACGCCCCGCCAGGACTGCGAAGACCGCGGGCCTGTCGATCACGGAAGATCGCCGAGCTCGCGGGCGTGACGCGCCAGACCCCCGTCTACACGGCGCTGATCGGCCGCGAGCGCCTGATCGCCGGCGAATAGACCGGGGACGCGATACTCGACACCCTCGTCGCCAACCATCCCCCCGATCACCGGCGACTGTTGACCTTGAGGTCTGCGCGTGCGAGGACGTAACGCACGCTCGAGCGCGCGATGTTGAGGCGCACGGCGATCTCGCGGGTGCTGAGGTGGCGCCGGTAGAGGCGCAGGATCTCGGCGTTGCGTTGCTCGAGCGGGAGCTCCTTGCCGTTCTGGGGGGGCTCGCCGAACTCGATGTCGCGGCCGGCAGCTTCGCGGGCGCGCCAGATGTCGGTGACGCCGCAACGGAAGGCGTTGGCGACATCGCGAGCGCTGAAGCCCTTGCCCTCCTTGATGATGCGCTCGTCGCGGTCGGCCTTGGACTCGACTTTGGTGCGGTCCGCGGATGACCGGCGGATGTGCTCGAGCATCGCGACCGCCTCCTCGAGCACGCGCTGGCGCTCGCCAACGTCGCCGGCGAGATCCCAGAGGTCGGCGTAGAGCAGGTGAGGCGCGTCTCCGCGCGCGAGCTTCGCGCGGCCGCGATCGTCGACGAGGGTGTAGTCGGGGGTGCCGCCGCCGTTGGCGTCGTAGGCGCTGATCCGCGCGTTGCTGGTGAGCGCCAGGGCCAACAGCACGTCACGCATGCGTGTCTCGAGCTCGTCCAAGGCGGTATTGACCCGCTGGTGACGGTACCAACGAACGGCCACCAACTCTAAACCCGTGGTTGAGAGTTGGTACGTTGTGGCCCATCGGCGCCCAAGGCCCCTGCCCGCGGCGCCTCGCTACCCGGCCGATGCCAGACCTCTGCGAGCCGGAGGCGCAGCAACCGCATCGCCTTGACGCCGCAGAGCGCTTCCGCCTGGTGCGGGCGCTGTGGCGCATGGGCCTGTGGCCGCTGCGCCTTCCCGGCGTCACCCACGACAGCCCGTTGTGCCAGGGCTACGCGAACGGCTGCATGTGCGCGCACTGCGACGCGCGGGAGCACCCGACGCCGGCGCCGCCGGCGGCCAGGCAGCCATGGGAAGCGCAGTGACCGAGGAGGTAGAGCCTGTGACGCTCGACATTAACACGCCTGCCGGTGAGCCGCCGCGCGCGCTGCTGGATGATGCGCTGCGCGAGCTGCTCGGGCAGGTGACGATCACCGCGTCGATGAGTCAGCGCCCGCCGCAGCTGTGGCCGTCCATCACGCAGGCGCGGATCGCGCAGGAGATGGACGACGTCGAGGACACCGTCCGCGCGTTGCGCAACGTCGCGCACGCGGCGATCGCGAGCATCGTGCGTGTCCGCGCGGCGGCCGAGCCGACATGAGCGAGCGCAAGCTATCCGCCGCGCAGGCGATGGCCTGGGCGACCGCCGAAGTCACCGCGCTGCAGATCAAGGCGACGCTGGACGCGGCCAAGAAGCGATGCGACGAGCTGCGTGCCCGCTATGAGTCGCGCCTGCAGCCCAGCACCGACCCCGACGACGTCGACAAGGACGTCAAGGTCGCGACCGCCGGCGGCTGGTCGATCCGTCGCACGCGCTTCACCGGCGGCGAGCGCTTCTCGCTCACCGGCTACGTCAAGGCCGGCCACGACATCACGCCCGAGATGTCAGCGCACATCAGCGCCGGGAGCCCGCAGGTCCGCGTCACCGTCAAGCGCGTCGCCGGCCCGACCAAGCCCGGCGCCGTCGAGCGCACCTCGTGAAGCCGGTCAAGCACGCGGGCTCCGACGTCTGTTACCGCGGACCATCGCCGGACATCGGCGATCTGTGGTGCATGCGCGAACGGCCCGGTCTGATCAACGTGGTCTACGAACTCGACGATGCCGAGCGCGCGCAGATCGCCGCCGGCGGGCGCATCATGCTCGGCGTCTGGAACGAGCCGATACCGCCGCTCTCGATGCGGATCCTCGACGAGCGGCAGTGCCGCCCTGTCGATGAGCACCCATGGAAGGTTGGTGGTGCTGGCGGCCATGTGATCGCCGAGCTTGAGGACCCCGAGCGGTCCTGATGGCCGCCGGCGACATCACGGACGGGCGCCGCCGCGACGAGGACATCCTGCCGTGCGACTACGAGCCTGGTGACTATGGCCGGCGCGGGTCGCGGTGGTGGGTCTGCCTCCCGACAGGCGTCCTAGGGCACCTCGATGCTCGCTGGACGCTCATCGAGCACGAGGACGGCACCGCGACGCTCGGTGATCCACTCCCCGGATCGCTGCCGGACGAGGAGTGGCGCGAGAAGTGGTACGACGGACCGACGATCACCGTCAGTCCGTCGATCTTCGACTCGCCGCAAGGGCTGGCACGGCTGGCTTGATCACGGCGTCTGGCGGGAGGTCTGAATGAGCGGCGATCCCGAGCACTTCTACGTCGGGCCCGGCTACCGCGACCCGCTCGAGGACCGCGACGTCGTCGACGTCGTCGACGACGTCGACGGCCCGACGCAGCTGGACCGTTACGACGACGCTCCGGTCGGTCAGCGCGCCAGTGCGGCGCTGCAGCGTGAGCTGACGTTCGGTGCCGGCGTCGACCAGCTGCTCGCTCGCGAGGAGCTCGAGCGCCGGGCGGGCGACGGATACCAGGCGTCGCTGCTCGGGCCCACCGAGCAGCTCGCTCTGACCGACACAACGAGGAGACCCGCGTGATCGCGAATCTGGCCAAGCGCTTCCGGTTCTATCCCGCCGAGGACCAGGTCACCCGCGACAAGCACGAGACGGTGCGCATGGTCTGCTCGACCGCGGCGACGGCGCTGGACGGTCTGTGCCCGGACGGGCGGGAAAAGAGCCTGGCGATGACCGCGCTCGAGGAGGCCATGATGTGGGCGAACGCCGCGATCGCGCGTGATGGCGCAGCGGCGGAGTTTCAGCGCTTCGCCTGACGAGGCGCTTGCGTATATCGGCGCGCGGCGGCGCGCCCGAACGCGGCGATGGACGTACGCAGAGGGGCGACTGCGGTCAACCCCAGGGCAAGCGGCTGAAGGGTCTCGAACCCTCGACCTCGACGTTGGCAACGTCGCGCTCTTCCAGCTGAGCTACAGCCGCACTCACCGATCGTAAGCAGGCCGGCGGCACCACCACTTCATCTGCATGGCAAGCAGAGGCCGGACCTGGGGCGAGATCCCGGGTCCGGCACGCTCTTCATCCGGCCGCTGCGACGCGACGGATTGCCGTCTGTACGGATCGCCGGGTCAGGGCCTCACCGTCCGGCCCAGCACACCACCGGTCGCGCCAGCCGCCCGATTCGCCAGCGCATCCAAACGGGCCGTGACGAACGCGTAGGACCCCGATCCCTGGCCGTTGAGGATCGCCAACAGCCGATGACGCTCCGCACGGCACGGCGCCGAGCAGCACAGCGCGTCCGCTCGCATCCCATCCAGCGACCGGCCGTCGATCACGCAGCGCCGCTCATCCATGGATCCATCGATCTCAGCCACCACGCGGATGATCGCCTACCTCCGCGTCAGCACCGACGAGCAGGCGATGAGCGGCCTCGGCATGGAAGGACAGCAGGAAGCGCTGCGCAGGGCGTTCGCCTACCGCGGCTGGGAGCTCGTCGACACCGTCCGCGACGACGGCGTCACCGGCAGCACGCTGCAGCGGCCCGGGCTGCAGCGTGCCCTGCGCCTGATCGCTGCCGGCGCCGCGGACGGCCTGGTCGTCGCCAAGCTCGACCGCCTCACCCGATCGATGCGCGACTTCTGCGAGCTGATCGACTGGTTCGAAGACGCCCGCAGCGCCCTCGCGATGCTCGAGCCCGACGTCGACACGTCCACGCCCGCCGGCCGCGCAGTCGCGCACGTGATGGTCGCCTTCGCAGAGATGGAGCGCGGCATGATCGCCGCGCGCACCAAGACCGCGCTGCAAGCCAAGCGCGCCCGCGGCGAGTCGATCGGGCGTCCGGCGATCGCCGACCGCCCCGAGCTCGCGCAGCGCATCCGCCACATGCGGGAGGTGCAGGACATGACGTTCCAGGCGATCGCCGACCGTCTCAGCAGCGAGCGCGTGCCGACCGCGCGCGGCGCGGCCACCTGGCGGCCCAGCAGCGTGCAGGCCGCCGCCGGCTACCGCCGGCCGCCCGCGCCGCGCCGACGGGCCGCGCTGCCACCGATCCCACGCGCGGGCGCCCGCTGATGCGCTGCCTCGCGCTCGCGCTCATCGCCGCCGCGATCTGCGCGCTCGTCTTCGCTGCAGGCTGGTACACGGCGTCTCTCCTCTCGCCCACCAGCACGAGCAGCGTTGCGCCAGCGCCCGGCGGTGGCCTTGCACACCCACCGCCGGGCCAACGCGCATGACCCGCCCGCTCTCACGCGACCTGCAACGCGCCGTCCTCTCGCGCTACCCCGGCGTCGACGCCGTCGACGTCGCGCGCATCGAGGGCATCGAGCCAGGCCAGGTGCGCCAGCTGCGCGAACGCCACCGCCGCGCCGGCGACGACGGACTACCCGGCCACATCAACCAGCTGATCGACGCGGCATGGGCGCGCGAGCGCGAGCTCGCCGACATCGAACGCCTCATGCGCACCAACCGCAGCGCCCGAGCGTGAGCGTGCGGCTGCGTACCCGGATCGTCAACGGCCGCGCGGTCGCGACGTCGGCGGACGTCAGGGCGCACCCGCGCGGGCGCGCGTACGAGCGCGTGCGCCTAGCCGTGGCCGAGCGCGACGCCTGGATCTGCCAGCTCTGCGGCCAGCCGATCGACCGCCGGCTGCGGCGCCCTGACCCGATGGCGCTGTCTGTCCACCACGTGATCGAATTCGCCGCAGGCGGCTCGCATGCCATGTCCAACTTGCAGGCCGCGCACGACATCTGCCATTGACGTAGGGGGGCGGGTCACAGGGCCCTGCCCGACCGTCAGCGGCGAC